TCAAGGTCCGACTGGAATTCAGGGACCTACTGGCATTCAAGGTCCTACTGGCGTTCAAGGTCCTACTGGCGTTCAAGGTCCTACTGGCGTTCAAGGTCCTACTGGCGTTCAAGGTCCTACTGGTATTCAAGGTCTCATATGTATTATTCAAGGTCCTACTGGTGCTCAAGGTCCTACTGGTGCTCAAGGTCCTGCCGGCGCTCAAGGGCAAAGAGGCCGTTTAGGAATTAAAGGAATTGAAGGTCCAGTTGGTGCGACAGGTCCTACAGGTGTTATTGGTATTACTGGAAGTACTGGAGCAACAGGTGACGTAGGCCCGCCCGGTGTTCTTCCACCTATAGGCGGAGCTTTAACAACAAATATTATTTTATTATCAGCATTCTCTTCAATTTCTACATTTTATGTTACAATTAATAGTCAAGTTACAATTCCACCTGGATATACTAATATTAGAATTACAAATATTGGAGGCGGCGGCGGTAATGGCGCACAGAATGGCGGTGGAGCCGGTGGGGGCGGTGGAGCCGGTGGCACAGTTATATTTACAACTCTATGTAATCCAGGTGGCATAATAACATGTGTTATGTCATCTAATATAGCTGGTATTACTGCGTGTTTTGCCAATTATGCCTCTACCACTTCTTATGCATTTTATGGACTTACTGGAAATTACATAAATGGTGGAGCTAATGGTGATGGAGGAGCCGGTTCAGGTGGAATTGGTATGGGTGGTTATTGTACATCTGGCGATGCAGTTATCTTGCGTGGTTCAGATGGATGTAATGGAGGTGGGTGGAATGGTGGGGACGGTTACGGTTTTCTTTATGGTAGAGGTGAGGTTGGCGGACATCCTACCGGTGGTAATGGACGCAGTGGGGGAGGTGGGATGGGTGGTAGCCCTGCACTTGGATTAGGGCCTGGAGGTCAAACAGGAAATGGAGGTGCTTCGGGTCAAGATGCTCTCTCATATTCGCCTGCTATCACAGGTGGTTATGGAGGTGGTGCTGGAGGTGGAATCCCAAATATGCAAGGAGTAAATGGCGGTCCTTCATTAATAATTATAGATTTTATGTAGATATATTAATAGATATGGAAGATAATAGTGTTCATTATTATATAAGTAATAATGATAATCTTGGTGCAAGAGGTAGGCCTGGACCACGGGGTCCGATGGGACCGCGTGGTCTTACAGGGCCACATGGCGCAACTGGAGTAAGTGGAATTGGTGCTACAGGTCTTCAAGGAGCTACTGGAATCCTTGTTGGTGCTACAGGTGTTACCGGAGCTACTGGTATAAGTATTACAGGTGCCACTGGACCTCAAGGTGCTAATGGTCCTCAAGGCCCAACTGGTATCCAAGGTGCTACAGGCCCGACAGGACCTATTGGTCTGACAGGTTTAACGGGAATTCAAGGTCCAACGGGCCCAACTGGTCCTACTGGTGTTATAGGTCTAACTGGCCAAACCGGTCCTACAGGCATTCAAGGTCCTACAGGTCCAACCGGTCCAACGGGTATTCAAGGTTCAACTGGTATTCAAGGTCCAAGTGGTCCAACCGGTCCTACAGGTCCAACAGGCTCAACAGGCCCAACAGGGGTTCAAGGTCCAACAGGTCCAACAGGGGTTCAAGGTCCAACAGGCCCAACAGGTCCAACCGGTCCAACCGGTTCAACGGGCGTTCAAGGTCCAACCGGCCCAAATAATCTAGAAAATCGTAATATATATATATCCTCATTATCAACAAATGTTATTTATATAAACCCATATAATGGGGGTGGACCTTTTATCCCATTGATTAATATTAATTCAAATATATTTATATGTCTGTCAAATAATAACTTATCATTTAATAATTCATCTAATACACTTCAATTTAATAATAGCACAATAGCTGCCCTAAATATTTTGAGCAATACAAACCTAACAAATTTGAATAATCTTTTGAATGTAACCTTTACTACAACACTTGTTAACTATCTTAATAGTCTTGCATAAGTAGATAGAATGAATAATGAGCATATCTATTATCATCTAGTTAATCCACCCGGTAAACGGGGTCCAATTGGACCCCGTGGTCCTATCGGTGTTCGTGGGGAAACAGGTGACACTGGAATTATCGGCTCAACTGGTTTGACTGGTCCAACCGGTGTAGGCACAATTGGCCAGTCAGGAAGAATTGGTTCAACAGGCCTCATGGGTTCAACAGGACTAATGGGACCAACTGGTGTTGGGCCCACCGGTTTAATTGGCTTGAGTGGTCCAAATGGGTCAACTGGGCCAACTGGGCCAACTGGTGCTACTGGACTAGCACAGGCTGGTTTATCAGGTCAAACCGGTCCAACTGGTCCAAATGGTCAAACGGGTCCAACTGGTCCAAATGGTCCAAATGGTCAAACAGGTCTAACAGGCCCAACAGGTCTAACTGGTCCAACTGGTATTCAAGGTGCTACTGGTCTTAGAGGCGCTACAGGAGTAGGTTATTCTGGCTCTACTGGTATTCAAGGTGCAACTGGTGTTCAAGGCGCAAGTGGTGTAACTTATACTGGCGAAACTGGTCTGACTGGTCCATCTGGACTTATATATCCAATTAATAAAAATAATATATATATTTCTTCTATATCATCAACTGTATTATCAATAAGGCCGAGCACAACTATTGATAGTATATGGGTTGCTACTGGTATTGGTCAAAATGCAATATTATATAGTACTAATGGGGGTAATACATGGACTCCTGCTTCTCCTGGATTTAGTGGAGGTGAAGCTTATTCTATAGACTATGCAAATAATGTATTTGTTGCCACTGGTTATGATAGTGGTTATCAACGTGCGATTAAATGGAGTTCTAATGGTATAGTATGGAATTATGCTAATACGGGTGGATTTTTTGGTAATATTGGATATTATATAAAATATATAAATAACAGATGGATAGGATTTGGAACTACAAATGCAGCAAGCTATCTAGGAATCTTATTAAGTACAGATGGTTCTAATTGGACCAATGCTAGTTCTGGTGGATTTAGTAATTTTGGTAATAATTCTATAGCGTATGGCAATGGTGTTTTAGTAGCGGTTGGTATTGGTAGTAATGATTCAGGTGCCAATATTTTAAATTCAATCCAGTGGTCTTCAGATAATGGTACTAATTGGAATAATGCTTTAAATACTGGTTTCCTCAAACATAGAGGTACTTCTGTGGCATGGGGAAATAATATATTTGTAGCTGTTGGCAGAGGTAATAATGCTCAAGCTTCAATATTATATAGCATAAATGGTTCTAATTGGAGTAATATTATTAGTGGTGGATTTCTTAACGGTACTGGGAACTTTGTAATATACGCAAATGGGTTATTTGTTGCCGTTGGCTCTGGTAATAGTTCATTTAACTCAGTATTATATAGTAGTAATGGTTCTAATTGGTATGATGCTAATGATGGAGGATTTTTTGGTGGCCAAACTGGTTGTAATGTAGCATATGGAAATGGATTATGGGTAGCCACTGGTATTGGAAGTGACCAAAAAAATTCAATAATATATAGCCCCGATGGTTCTAATTGGACTAGTGCTAATAATGGAGGGTTTACAAATAGTATAGGAATATATGTAAAATATGTAGGTAATAAATGGATAGCAAGTGGTGGAATAAATACAATATTATATAGTCCTGATGGTTCTAATTGGACACAATCGGCTAATCAATTTTCAGGAGGACCCTTAAATTCAGTAGCCTACAAACCAAATTTTACTCCATTAATTAATGTTGGTTCTAATGCTCGTATAAGTTTAACAGATAATAATTTAACAATTGACAATACTTCAAACTCTGTTCAGTTCAATGATAATCTAATTGGGCTAGTTTCTACTCTTAGCAGGGCCAATTTAAGCTACCTAAGTAATTTCACAACTATCAATTTAACTCCAAAACTCTTATCAACCCTCATCGGTAGGTCATAAGTTTGAAATATTCGCAAGTATATATTATTTCAGAGACATTATAATTAGTCTGAAATAATAAATCTAATATAGCTCCACTTACTGGCCAAGGCTATTATCAACCTCACCGTCATCAAGAGGGGCGGCAGAATCTGAGACAGCCTGAGCCGATAGAAGCTCTGTGAGGTCCGTGCCCTCCTCTACCTGCTCTGAGACATCTCCAGAATCATGGCGGCGAATCATATCAATGACCTGTGACTTACTTAAATTGCGAGTTCCAGTGATATTCTTCTGTTTCGCGACTTGAACAAGCTCCTTGTATGTCATGGCCTCGTAGTTCGCACTGACAGATGCGCGCTCAACCTGAACACGTTGTTTAGATGAGGTTGACCGTATAGACTTCTCAACATTCACCTCACGCTCGTCTTCAGTAGGTCCACTTTCCTCCTCAGAAAGCGCTGATGGAACAAAGTTAGAATGGGAATGTTCAGGTTCGGTGGCCGAAATAAGAGCCTGCTCTGTTGTAACCTTGAGGTCTAGAAGAATATTTTCCATAAGGCCAACCTTGCGCTCAAGCTGGCCAATGCGGCTATAGAGATAATAGCTCACCGCTGCAAAGACTAAACCAAGTACGATACCGATTACTACGCCATCACTAGGCATTCTGCTGCTTGTCTATGTTCTTTTTTGATTATTATTTAAGCGCGTAACAATCCAGATTCTCTTAAAACTTCGCTGACACTACTTACGCTACATACACCTTCTCGGAGAGTGTAGGTATAAGATATAACCATTTCTGAATTAATAGTCGCAGGGCAGCATAGCGTTTTGATATTTGCCGGTGGTTCTTCACAGAGTGTAAAAATATGCGTGCTAATAATACTTTTCACCTTCGGTAAAACCCATAGCTGGTCTAAGAATATGCGTGCGCTTATTTCTGCATCGGGAGGATTTGTACTATGGAACAATTCATCAATAAGTATCAAAGAGTTTCTAGATGAAGCTCTTACACTATGAATCATTCTGCTCGCATTTCTTACTTCCATTTCAAATAAACTCTCCTTACCTGCCGTATCACGGCTCTTGAGTCTTGTAAGAACACTGTAGAAAGGGTTCCAAGAACCCTGTGCGTTCTTAGTAAATCCAAATACCTGTCCAAGTATGACCTGCTGTAGAATGGCACGAAGGGATGACGATTTTCCACCACGATTTGGTCCTGTTAATAAGGTATGTCCCTGGATATTAACATCACTTGTAACACGTTTTGATGGGGATATAGCAAGGTCTGAAAGATTTCTTAGAGTCAAATCCCCTGTCCATTTAACTGGAGACCAGGCTCTGTCATTGGCAAGAGTTGTAAGAATTGTTATACGGCCCATGAGTAGTTTTATAATTTTAATTCCTGCCGGTTCTTCATTCATCCAGGCTACAGCCTCGCGAACATCTGTGGGAATTTCTGGCATTATAAGAGGACAATCCTTCATTACATCTAGTTTTTTGAATTTACTATATATACTAGAAACTGTTGTGTGAATTTTTATAAGGGCTTCACCACGACGGATAACTGTCTTATCAACCTTTGCCGTATGATATGATGTCATAAAGGGTTGAACAATTCCCTGTCCAAGACTCGCCAGTGTCCAGAAAATTTGTAGATAATGTTTTATAGTCCAAGGCTCATTTCCATTAACACCAAGAACAAGTTGTTTCATCATTTGTATATACATTTCCCAAGGAATATTCATCCCAAAAACGGTTTGAAGAATTATATATGGTGATATAAGTAGAAGGATAGGTGTCATTAGACCGAGAAGAGGAAATATCCAAATCTTAAAAAAGACAACCAGGGTTATTAAATAGGGTATAGTATTTAATGGCTTCATATCATCCTGAAAGAAGATTTGGCCCTCTGCGGCCTTCTCTGTATCTGAGGCCTTTTGTTCCTCTATTATTTTTTCAGAAATTGCGAGACCCTTTAAGGACTCATAGACCGACTCCAGGAGTTCAGGATTCTTTCTTAGAGTAAGAATATCATTCTGGCGCTTTATAAGTAATGATCTTGAACATGTAAACCGTGTATTTAATTGTTTTACAAACTCATCTTTTCCTGTTTGAAGTGGAAGGTCAAATGATGGAATATGTTGAACTAATTCACTATCTCCTAGTTCCTGTAAAATATTCATCTAATTTAGTTGGGCTTTGTTTAAGGGATTAAAAGGCGCAGTAGTATACTATATTTAGGAGACTATGGCTACAGACCTTGAAGCCAAAATTCTAAATATCCTTGGGTTACGCATGAAAGCTGCCACCGCCTTATCAGAAGATATTTGTCGTAACTCCAGGACAGTAAGAGAAAAATGTCTTGCGGCTGAGAAGTCTGAGGGTGATGCGCCCATTCAGTGGCGTGCACGGGCCGCGGCCCCAGGCAAGGAGCGCTCTAATCTTGGGCGTTGGCGTGGCAGCGGGGCACAAAAACCTCCTGGACGGCCATCTGCCCCTCAGCCAACTGGCCGGTATGTTAGTAAATTTAAGAACCAGGAGTCTGCCGTTGAGGATAAGATTCTAAACCAGGTGATTCTGAATAAACTAAATAAGTTTAGTGCTGCCAATTATGATGAAATTAAGTCCTTTCTACAGCAGATTTTAGACAGTGATGAGAAGGAATTTCTACAGAGTTTTATGGTTCTTGTATTTAAGAAGGCGGCGGCCGAACCGACTTACTGTGCCTTATATGCCCGCATGATTGGTGAATTGAGCGTAGAATATAAGACACTTCGTAATGAGTTAGAAGCCTTATATATATCATATTTAACGATCTTTGAAGAAGTAACTGAAGAACAAACTAAGGACTATGAGTCATTTGTTCAGAGAAATCGTGAAAAGTTCCATCGTCTAGGATACAGCCAATTCTTGGCAGAGTTAACATCACTCGGTGTTCTAGAACAGGAACAATTAGAAAAACTATATACAACTATTCTAAATCAGATTCGTATTCATGCAGTGGCTGGTGAAGAAAAGCAGCAGCTTATTGATGAGTATATTGACTGCCTTTTACGTATGACCCGAGCATTCCATAAAAAGCAACTGCCTATCTTGGTTCAGATTCGCCAGGGACTGGCAAAGATTTGTGAAGGTCCTATGACCGATATTTTATCTAAACGGTCCACACTTTATCCCGGACTTACTAGAAAAGCTGGATTTGCATTAATGGACTGTTTAGACATTTTCCGTGGTTCATCCTAGGCGCGTAATATTTTATAGAGCCCTATATTAGAAATGCCAAATCGTCGCAATACTCGCCGTAATCGCCGTAATACACGCAAGAATGGGGGCGGCGGTCTTTTTGGAAAGCTCTACGGCCCGATCCACCAGGCGCTCGGCCTCGGTAGCAATGTTGCCGGCGCCGTCACAAACACGACGCGCAATGTTCTCAAGCGTGGAGTTCGTGGTGTAGATCGTGTCGGCCTCAAGGTCACGGGTCGCGCCAACGCCGCTATCCGTGGCCTTCTCAGCCGCCGCAACCGCAGCAGCCGCAACCGCCGTTAAATTATATAAACCATCGCACAATTGACAAATAAGGATACTCGCAAATTTTACCCTTGGTATAATTTGCGAGGGGGTAATTTAGTCCCGTACAACCGGGTCTAAAAATTGAACGCATATAAGTTGCTTAAACCACTTAAGATGAAACGGGACTATTTCAATAGAGCCGACCCCATGGTTAAGAAAAACGATAAAAAGAAGGGTTTCCAACCTATCAAGAAGCAGTCTAGTGATGATGACGATGACACTAGTGTTGACAGTAAGGGCAACATTCGTGGCCTTATAGATTATGGTTCTTCCGATGATATGTTTACAGAAGAATCGTCATCATCATCCGGCCCGACTTCAAAGAAACTACGCAGTGGTAAGAAGAATGTAGTTAAATCTGGAGATAAGACTGAAGCCTTAATTAATAAGCTACAGAAGGAAAAGGAGCGCCTTTTACAACAGCTACATGATAAAAAGGGTAAGAAAGAACCTTCAGATGATGATGATATGAATGGTGATGAGTACGACGACGAAGATGAATATGACGAGGATGATGAAGAATACGAAGATGATGAAGAGCGCGCCCCTCCAAATGCTTTCACCTTTAGTTTTGGAGGTGTTGATGAGTCCGAAAAAAATGTTCCAAAGCGCCATGACATGAAAAAAGAGGCCGCAGATGTGAAGGAGTTTGTGAAACTAATTACAACTCCTTCTGATGAAGATACAATTGATGGACAGATTGATCAGTTTAAGGCCCTCCCTCAAGATAAGAAGATTAAACTCTTATCTGTTCTAGGAAATCGTCAGGGGTCAGTAAATCCTCAGCAGGGTCTTATGTTTAAAATTCTTACAATGGACCTGCCTGTTGAGACACAGTCTATGGTTATGAGCAAGTATAATTCTCTTCAGAACTTAGACTCTGGCAGTAGCGAATATTTCAAACTACGCAACTGGCTAGAGAAACTTACTAGCATGCCCATTGGAATTTATAAGGAACTTCCTGTTAGTATCAATAATGGCGCGGAGCTATGTAGGGCCTTTATGCAAAAGGCGCGCAAGTGTCTAGACGATGCCATTTATGGTCAGGAAGAAGCGAAACTTCAGATTCTTCAGTTCATTGGAACTAAGATTGCAAATCCTACTGGTCGCGGCCTGAGCCTTCTTCTTTCTGGACCTCCAGGTATTGGAAAAACGTCACTAATCAAGGGCGGAGTAGCAAAGGCTCTAGAGTGGCCCTTCCAGTTTATTAGTCTTGGTGGCGATAGTGATGCAAGCACATATACTGGTCATCAACTTGTATATGAGAGCAGTCACTGTGGTAAGATTGTAAATAGTCTATGTACCGCCAAGAGTATGAGTATGGTTCTTATGTTTGATGAGTTAGATAAGATTAGCACGACTCCTAAGGGTGAGGAAGTTCAGAATCTTCTTGTTCATCTAACAGACCCTGTTCAGAATGGAGAGTTTGAGGATAAGTATCTGGCTGGTGTGAATATTGATTTGAGCCGTGTAATGTTTACCTTCAGCGCGAACGACTTGAATAAGATTGACCGTGTATTACTTGACCGTATGATTGTTATCCAGCTTCAGGGTTATAATCAGAAGGAGAAGGTCGCTATCGCAGAGAATTATTTACTTCCTGCTGCGTTAAAGGATGTTGGTCTTACCGAGAAGGTTGCGATTTCAAAGGATATTCTAGAATATGTTCTTCGCGAATATGCTTCTGAAGAGACTGGTGTTCGTGAATTGAAGCGTTGTATGGAACAGATTACTCAGAAGGTAAACATGCTTCGCATGTTTAATTCTAAGGAGTTGCCATTCTATATTAAGGATTTTACCCTGCCCTTTGTTGTTAAGAAGGAGCATATTGACCTCTTTCTTAAGAAGAAGGGGTCTGTTGATATCTCTGCTAAGATGATGTATACTTAGACGCTTGATTTCAATCTATTTTGTACATTTTTTATTTCTTGCTGTATTGCATTTATATTAGAACCAAATCTACTGGCGGCTTGGGCCTTGGCGGCAGCTTCACGCGCGGCGGCGGCACGCGCTGCTGCGTCGGCGGCTGCTTTGGCTGCTCTGAGAGACTGTAATTCATTCTGAGCATCTGCCGCATCTTTTGTGGCTCTTTCCATAGCTGCTTTTTGTTCAGGTGTGGGACCATTCTTTTTATTCTTAAGTTGAGCCCTTAGAGTTTCTAACTCTTTTTGAGAAGCGGCAGCGGCGGCGGCTGACGCTTGTTGTTGACCTTGTAATTCGGCAGCAGTGGCCGCGGCGGCTGCTTGTGCTTCTTCTAAGAGGGCCGCTTGGGCGGCGGCTGCTTGGGCGGCGGCCACTGCGGTAGCATCCGCTCTAGCGGTCGCCTCGGCCGCGGCGGCGGCAGCGGCAGTCCTTTCCTGTTCAGCGGTCGCGAGCGCCGCTCTAGCTGCGTTGCGATTAGCTCCTGCTGTTCCTGATGCGTTCAGCCTGCTTTGAAGATTTCTTATTTGAGTTTCTTTCTCGGCAAGTGCGCTAGAAGCAGCGTTGCGAGCCGCTTCAGCTTGAATATCGGCGGCATCTTTAGCAGCGGTAAGAGCTTCGGCAGATCTAGCTTCGGCAGCAGCTACAGCAGCTGCTGCGGCCGCTTTCGCTGCTTCTGCATCGGCAAGGGTTTTTTCAAGATTTTTAGCATTTGGTTTTTGAGATAATTCCTTTCTAAGCCTTTCTAACTCAGCTTCTTTCTGTGAAAGAGCGTTTTCGGCGGCGGCGGCATCACGTGCGGCCTGTTCCTGTGCGGCACTAAGTTTAGCTGCCGCCGCCGCCGCCCTTCTTTCAGCATTTGCTCTTCCTGCATTACTCGCCGCCATTCCTGCGCGCGCCGCCGCTTCTGAATCGGCAGATGCTTTTCTTACATTTGCTAAGAGTGATGTCAAATTGATATTTTGTGATGGTGCGAGCATAGGTGCTGGGGAGGGCGCCGGTTGTTGATAGGCATTCTTAATTGGCTTTGGATTCATTCGTAGCCAATTCTCCTTTTTTTTAATATTTGTTGTAGTTATAAAGCCGCGATTTTTTGATGTTTTAAAACGTTGTGCATTGTAGCGGCTTTTCCAGTTATCATAACTTTCTCTTTTACCGCCCTTTTTTGAGAGTTTTCTTCTGGTATAACGAACCATCCTACTTAGAGTAGATTATTACTTATTGATAAGCAATAATCTAATAGTTAATTGTCGGGATGATTTAGCGTCTGTGTGTGCGGGCGCGGTGGCTGCGGCGACGACGGGTTCTTCTTCCTCCTTTTTTTTGCTCAATAGCTTTGACACGATTTGCGACGGAGATGGCCTTGGGTAGTTGAGCATTAACATTTGCTTTTTTACTATTAGGAGTAATATTTATAACAGTGCTACTTCCTGAAGGAACCGCAGATGGGAGAGGTGAATTATTACCTTTGGGCGCTGTAATTCTTGGTGGCGGCTTATTCGCATTTACCCCCCTTACTGCGGCTTTAACTTCAGCCGCATTACCTCCAGAGGCCGCAACATTAGCGGCGGCGGCGGCTGCGTGAGCTGCATTAGCTGCTTTATTAACATTTGCTGGAGTTGGACTAACTACCGCGTTCCTTGCAGCATTTACTGCCGCAGCAGCAGGGGAAGCAGCGGCGCTAGCTGCGGCGGGCGAGGCAGGCGGCGCATTAGCAACTGTGGCAGCGGCGGCAGCTACGGCGGCTTCTGCTACCGTGGCGGCGGCTGGACCGCCAGCACTAGGTTGCGCAGATGCTGGACCGCGATTGGGTGTAGCGGGGGAGAGGTCTGGGGAAGGGGGGAAGGGGGAGGCAGGGGAGCTTGGCGTTGATGGCGGGGCGGATAGAGCGGCCCCATTACCTGAATTATTGCCACCTAATGTCATTTTAAGTCTTCTTAAAAGAACTCCTAATTCTTCTAGGTGTCCAACAACTTTCTCAAAGCCATTTGTTTTAGGCGCGGCCATCTCTATTTATGTAGTATGATTTTATACCGGAGGCATAGAATTAATTTTGTCTTGTTTTTCTTTTCTTCATTGTTTTTCTTTTCCCTCCAGTTTTTGGCGCATTTTTAATTTTTGCATTCTTCGGAAGATTATTCGGCCATATTGTTCCATGGCCTTTGACCCCTTCATAAATTAAACCATGCTCTGTGTTTCTTTTAATCCATTCTGTTATTCCAGGCCCTTCTGCCGCAATAACATCTTTTGCTTGTCTATCACGAATATCGTTAAGGTCCTTTTCAGCAACCTCTAACTCTTTTTTAGCGACTACAATCTGTTTTTCTAGGCCGGCAATAGTATTATTTTGATTTGTGCTTCCACCTTTTTGTTCAGGCGCATAGTCTCCACTATTATTTGATTCCTTATTTATAATATGATTTTTAGGTAATTGTGATTCATATATTCTATCACGACTTTTAGCACCTTCATAATAAACTTCAGAACCATTTTTCGGGGTTATTTTAACCCAATGTGTCTGTCCTGGCCCTTCTGCATTAATAATATTTTCAGCCCGTCTATCTTCTGTCTTATTATATTCCTCAATAGCAGAAGCAGTTTTTGCTTTAATATTTTTAAGTTCTTTCTGTAATGCCTGAATACGAGCAGTTTTATTACTTGAAGGACCGGCATTGGCAATGACGGATGTAGAACTGTTGGCATTGGCACCCGTTAATATTTTAATAGCCTTATTTATTGCATTCTTTACCTTATTTTTATTAGGTGCCGCCGTTGGGGGCTCCATCTCTATTAAGTTCACTCTTTTTTTTGGTCGTATCCCACATTTTATCTTGCCTGGCTCTCTCGGCCATCATTTTCTGGAGGCTAATATTTACCTCCTTTGATACTACTGTAGTCTTAGTATTTGGTATTCCTGGTCCAAACCGTTTTAATGCACACTGCATGTTTCTAATTTGTAGCACTAAGAATAGGAAATGCTAAGATACCTACAAATAATAGCCATAGGCTTGATAGTCTTAGGAGCCCTGAATTGGGGATTCGTTGGTGGTCTACATATAAATATTATTGAGAAACTCATCGGCAAGACAATAATTACAAAACTTCTATATATTCTCATGGGCGTCTCTGCGTTTTTCCTAGTCTTTAATCGCGACACCTATCTTCCATTCTTAGGAGAAACCATCTTTCCCTCTTCAGTTCTTCAAGAACAAACTCCAGCCGGAGCCACCCGAACTGTTAAGGTTAAGGTTAAACCCCATACCAAGGTAGTATACTGGGCTTCTGAGCCTGGTGATAATCTTGAAAAAAAGAACTATAAAGTCGCATATGCCAAATATGAAAATGCTGGTGTTACAACATCAGATAATAACGGGATAGCCTTGTTAAAGGTTCGTGAACCACAGTCATATAATATTCTTTTTCAAACCTTGGCGCCACATATTCATTATAGAATAGTAAAGGAATCCGGTTTCCTTGGTCCTTTTAGAACGTATTTTTTATAGAGGCCGAAAGAACATCATATAAGTATATACACCGAATTGAGGTTCCTTAATTTCCTGCGCATTCTCATCATCATATAAATGCCAGACCTTCCAAACAGGACTAAAGGTCTGTGCTGTATAATGGCCACCCATGTGATTTCCATGATGGTCTACAGTTCCAAAGACCTGATAAGATTTAAATTTAGTCTGCTCATTTGACTCAGAACTAAATACATTCTTGAACGAGACCGGCTCGCCATTATAGTTAAATTGACTATTATCACGAGTTCCCATTGGAGTAAAACGCTTCAGAGTTAGAATAAGGAATTTAGGAAGACGCCAGATAGACACGGACTTCTTTGTTAGAGTCTTATTTTTACACGCATCGCAATCATAACCATCAATATCTTCCTCTGCGAATTCAAGCTCAAGAAGTTTATCTAGAGGATAAGGGTTACCTGCCGAATCGTGCTTGAGTGAAACCTTAAGAGTATTGAAAGTCTCCCAACGATTATGAATGGCTGAGCATCCAGTACACTTATACTGAATCCTATACATTCCAAACACAAGGTCCGTTAATGGGCTATATTGCTTCTCAAAAGCCGTCTTCCATCCCTTAACTGCCGCCAGAGTCATGGGATGTAGGGAATCCTCGTTACGGATTGTAATATCAACCGTCTTCTGTGTTGCCATATACATCTGGTCAAGAATCCAGACAAGAAACTCGTGAGAATCCTGCTGGCGTCGCAGGGTAAATTCTTCATAAATAGTTCCTTTTACAACCTGCCGAAGTTTATTATAGAAGTCATACGGTTTCACATATCCTGGACCACTGCCGCCCCAGATACTCTTTAGAAGGTCCTGGTATGCAATTAGCATAACTGAGCATGGCTTAGTTGGGTCTGTAATATGGTCTTGAATCTTATTCTTTGTACAGAAGATGGTCCACTCTGGACAATGACGAAGCGCCTGGATAGTAGCATTCATAAAACATGTATTGCCAAAATTCGCAAGACCCAGAATACCTCGCGTTTGCTTTTCTGACATTCGCCGATACTAAAAAAATTGGTGACCGACCGTTTCAATTTTTAAGCACAATGTCGTGCTCCCTCTGTATTGAAGAATTCACTAAACAACCGCATAAGAAGCAGGCAAAGTGTCCTTATTGCGATTTTAGTGCGTGTACAAAGTGTACACAGACCTATCTGATTGGTACTCATGAGGACCCTCACTGTATGGGGTGTCGCAAGAGTTGGACACGAGAAGTAATGGATTCTATTCTTCTGACTACCTGGATTAATGGAGAATACAAGAAGCATCGTGAAAATATTCTATTTGACCGTGAGCGTTCTCGCCTTCCTGCTGCCCAGATTGTTGTTGAGCGGCGCAAGAAGGCTAATGAACGCGAACCGATTCGTCTTGAAATTTCTAACAAGATTCGCGCAATGGAGTTACAGATTGCTACGTTACGCCTGGAATATTATGATGAATGTCGGCGTATTGAGATGCTTCAGCGCGGTGAGGACCCGTTTGCAAAATCAGGAGCTTCTGCGACCAAGGAGGAGCGCCGTGTCTTTGTAATGCCCTGTCCAGCGACTGGTTGCCGTGGCTTCCTTTCCCAGGCGTATAAGTGTGGTGTCTGTGATATCTATGCCTGCCCAGAGTGCCGCGAGATTAAGGGTGTAACCCGCGAGGCTGCCCACACCTGTAATCCTGATACTGTCGCTACTGTTCAGCGACTTAAGAAAGAGTGTCGTGGCTGCCCTGAGTGCGGCACAAATATCTTCAAAATTGAGGGGTGTGATCAGATGTTTTGCACAAACTGCAACACACCCTTCAGTTGGCTGACTGGCAAGAAGATTACTAACGGTGCGATTCACAATCCCCATTACTTTGAATACTTGCGCGCGGCCAATGGAGGTATAATGCCTCGTAATCCTGGGGATATCCCCTGTATCGCAAATCTACCGAATGCTTGGACCTTTGAGCGAGATATTCGCCGCAAGTTTCCAACCATTCCAAAAGATGTCTATGATTTCCTGTATTCTTCCCTGAACACTATCACCCACATTCAGCATGTTGAAATTCCCCACACCACAAATCGCGCCGAGGATTCTGATAATACTGAAATAAATGTGCGTTATCTCATGAATGACATTGACGTGAAGGCCTGGAAGCAGGCCCTACAGCAGAAAGAGAAGAAGCGAATTAAGAAGGATGAACTTCGTATGCGGTATGAAGCCTTTGTTGGAGCCTGTGTAGATATTTACGGGCGTATTCTCGGCCACACCGATATTCAGAAAGTGACTGAAGCTTGTATTGATTCGTCTATTCAGCTCCAGAGTCTTCGTAAAATCTTTAATGACGGTATGATGGAAATTAGTAAGCGTTACAAATGTCAGGTAATTCAACTTGAGGAGGTTAAACTAAAGCGTGCTACTGCGAAATATGTTTCCTCACGCAAACGCGCAGCAGAAGCAGGTGCGGAATCAGATGATGAATCCGCTGCCTAAAACAAACCGACATATATTCTCTAGAAACAATGGGCCATTATAGTCGTGTATATGATGTCCCCTTACTAGATGATATCCATAATTTTTTCCCTGCTTTCTTATATGACCAGAGACATTTTCTTACTCCACAGGATGTCTTTGGTTATATAAATCGTCAAATGGATAGACATTTTAATATCTATAATCGTGCACGGCGCGAATTTAATCAGGCGAACCCTGTTGTTAACACTGAAGTGCCATTAAGAAGACCACCGCCGGCTCCAGTCCCACTGAGAACAACTAGAGATGTAATTGAGATTCTACCACTTTTTAATACAACGCAGCAGAATAATATTCTAAGTGAGTATTTCTTGAATATATTAAGAGACCCCAGTGCCTTAGAACCTGTAATTGTCCGACCTTCACAAGTTCAAGTAGACCTCGCAACAAGTCTTCGTCTAGCTACATTATCAGATGACCAGAATTGTAGCGTATGTCAAGAAGGATATACAGAAGGGCAGGCCATCAGAACAATTAATCACTGTTCTCATCGCTTTCATAAAAATTGTATAGATATTTGGTTTGGACGCAATGTTCACTGCCCTGATTGTCGGCATGATATTCGCACTCCTTAGACAGGATGACAAAGGATGATGCAAGGCAGTGTCCCTGGTGTGAACGATGGTGTCTAAAAGATGATGCCTGTAATTATATCTTCTCTTGTGGCCTGGATTCTAAGGGTGTCTTTCATGTTGGAGCCGGTTGTGGTCGCTCATGGTGTTGGAAATGTGGGAAGAAGTTCTGTGGTCAGTATCATGACCCTGTAAGCGGTCAACGATTAGTAAGCGCACGAGATGTACATACTAATTGTTGTATTTCCGAGGTAGGATTTCTAGAAAAGGATTACTGTCCTGGTGGACATAATAGCCATTGTGAGACTAGATTTAGAGCTGAATAGCCGATAGATTGTTCGGCAGAACCTCTACAGATGTCGCATAGAACTGCTCAATCTCCTTCATCTGGCGAATCTCATCGCCCGCAATAAGATTGATTGCGACTCCCTTACGACCAAAACGGCCTGAACGACCAATGCGATGAATATAATTCTCCTGCTGAACTGGAAGTTCATAATTGATAACTAGGCTTACCTGCTGTACATCAATACCGCGGGCAAGAAGATCAGTGCTAATAAGAACGCGAACAGCGCCCGTGCGGAAATCGTCCATGCGCTTCTTACGCTCTAGAGGTGGCATATCTCCGTGAATACATTCAAGGGTAAACTTGGCCTCCTTCATCTTGACAGCGAGCCACTCAGCGCACTGGCGCTTATTACAATAGATAAGTGCCTGGTTAATTGGAAGCTGGGCGTAGATATCACAGAGAACATCAAACTTCCAGTCCTCCTGGTCAAGCGCGACAAAATACTGCTTAATTCCCTCAAGCGTTACATCCTCCGCAGGAATGAGAATGCGAACTGGGTCCGTGAGAATACCATCCGTAAACTTAATAATCTCAGGAGGCATCGTCGCGCTGAAGAGGGCAATGCGCGTCTGCTGAGGAAAGCCGAGCTTGAGAATCTCCACTACCTGCTCCTGGAAACGGTCCTCAAGCATCTGGTCCGCCTCGTCCATGACAAGGACGCGGATATTATCACGCTTGAGAGCGCCGCGGTGGGCAAGATCATAGATACGGCCAGGAGTTCCAACTAAGAACTGGCAGCCACTCTTAATCGCCTGAATGTCAACGCGAACAGGATTTCCACCAATCGCATAATGCGCCTTGATATTTAGATATTCACCAATACCCTTAGCCACCTTGTAAATCTGCTCTGCTAGTTCGTGTGTTGGAACTAGAACTAGGACCTGGACCTCCTCAAGAGTTGGGTCAACACGGGCAAGAGAACCAATTGTAAAGGTTCCAGTCTTGCCCGTCCCAGACTGCGCCTGCGCAAGAACATCACGTCCCTGAGCAATTGGCATAATGCCACGCTCCTGAATCTTTGATGGCTTCTCAAACCCGAAAGAGTAAATTCCACGCAGAAGCTTCTCAGGTAAGACCATACTGTCAAAAGAGGTAAAAACCTCCACTGAATCGCTAGTTTGCCCTTCCATTACAGACATTCTCCTTTGAATAGATAGTGTTAGGCTTTTAGACTCTTAATTATTTGCTGCGCGACGGACCTAAAATTGAAGCCTCAATTTATATTAGATATAGTATATAATGGCGGACGATGAACCAGAAGACCTAGACTTTGAGGATGTAGAAGATGTGGTGGAGGGTCTAGAAGAAGCCGAGCCCGAGGAGACGACGAAAGAAAGTCGTGCGATGGCATTCTTATCCATGCACCATCCCGAATGTCGTATTGATTATCTTGAGGCGGTTATGGATGTGCTACCTCTTGGGGCCTATCCGCCAGAATCACTAGATAAACATCACAAGAGTGTTCCTTATCTAACGCTATTTGAAAAAACGAAGCTAATTGGTTTTCGTGCGAATCAGCTAGCTCAGGGGGCCCGGCCTCTTGTTGATGTTCCAGCGCATGTCACTGATGTTATTGAAATCGCGCGTATTGAACTTGATGAGCGTCGTATGCCCTACATTCTTAAGCGCGGTATGCCCGATGGCACCTTTGAATATTGGCGCTTGACGGACCTTCTCATTCTCTAAAAAATTCTTATACGCTCACTTGGTGCTATATATAATTTATCGCCTGGTTGAATATTATAGCATTCATACCATTCGTCAAATTGGCGCACGACATTATTAACTCGTGCTGGTGGTGGAGAGTGAACATCCATAAATAGGGATTGCATTGCTTTTTCCTTCTTTTCCTTTGTTCTCCAGCTGACTGCGTAACTGTGGAAAAACTCGCACATTTCATCTTTTCTTTCTTTATCTGTGGCCCCTTTTTGTTTAAGGCGAGTTTTTAAGGCATTCAAGGCGATTTGAACGCCACCAAGGTCTGCTATATTTTCTCCAAGAGTTAGAACACCATTTAAATGTTCTCCAAAATATAGTGTTCTATTATATAATTCTATAAGAGCTTTTGTCTTCTTATGATATCTCATCTGCTCTGCCCGCGACCACCATGGATTCTTATTTCCATGTTCGTCATATTCCTTTCCATCATTATCAAATGCGTGACTAATTTCATGGCCAATTGAGGCGCCGAGGCCACCGAAATTCCAGCCATCAGAGGCGGCCTCATGAAAGAAGGGCCATCTGAGTATTCCTGAAGGGAGAATCAGGCGATTAGCCTCGTTATAATAGTAGGCATTTACCGCAAAAACATCATCGTCCCACTCAGACTCTGTAAGTTTTGTATCTATCTTCTTAGATTCACTTATAAAATCGGATTCTGCCAAATGGAGAATATTCTCTAATAGTTTTTCAGGATGTAGTTTAATCTTCTTATCATTGTGAATGACATTGGGATAGGCAACTCCCAGATATATACTTTTTACCTTTGCGGCTGCCTTTGTTTGTGTTGACTGCTCTAACCAAGATGTTGTTTTAGCAACTTCAGCTGCGCTGTCTTTAATTTCATTCGCAATATTAATTGCCTTTCTTTTTACTTCCTTGGGAACATAAGAATTAATATAGACATTTCCTAGAGAATTACCTAGCCATTGTTTAGCCAAATGTAGCGTAAGAATATTCTTTGGTCGCTTCGCAGTTTGGCCGCGCAGCCGATATTCAAATAGTTCAAAATACCAGTCATCAAATGGTGGTGGTAAGACAGGGAGCATATGTAGAATTAATTGAGAGGAGAATAGAAGCTTCCATGTATCAAGGGGAAATGAATCAAACCATTTATTTAAATTACTGAAATACCGCTTGTTTTTCAGGATAATTCTATGTTTTTCACCTTGTGTCCAATTAAAGGTCGCAGCAAATAGTATGTCCCATGGAATATTTTTGTATGCTTTTCTCAGGTCTTCTCTGCTCATAATATTATCACTCCACTCATCGTCATCATGAATTGAGTTAGCTATTATCTCTTCAATTCCAAAAACCTGCTCTAATCCAGGTGTATTGAATTCTTGGCCAAGGCGTGTTAGCAGGGAACCATATGCGGATATAATTTGTGTCTTACTGAAGCCTTGTTTATAGTAGGTTAAATCTGGTAGGCCTAACTTAATATTTGGTGTAAGAATAACTCTCAAATATTCAGAATCGCTTTCAGTCGGCACAATGTCAATATTAATAATTGTCGGTATTCTATGTCTTATAAAGTCTCCTATGGTGGATGCGACCTCATTTTTATCACGAATACATTTTAAGGATGATACCATTGATTCTAGGAATTTTACATTCATTCTGTCTGTTTTTTTATTCAGAATAGACTCTGTTAGAACTCCAAGAAGATATTCATTATTGGATGGGTGTGTATCCTTCAAGAAATGTTCCCTACAATCATAGATGATTTTAAGAAGTTCTTCATTTACTGTCTCCTCAATTTCTTCACTAACGCCATAACTACTCAGGTATGGTGGTATATTTGTTTCTGATAACCAATTTGAATTTATGAACATATAATAGTCTTCGCCAGGTACTATTGATTGTTTTGGGGGATGAATTCTCGGTTCAGATGGTATTCTTAGTTTTCTAGTTCTACTATGTGGCATAGCCACTCCTATTCTGTCTTAGTAATTTCTCCGGGAGTTGTAATCTTCATATATTCAGAAACGGACCCTAAGATGGATTCCATCATCGGATTTTTATGACCAATCGTTTTCATACTTGTGATATCATAGAGAACCTGCTCTGAGAACATATAGAGAGCATAGCCATTTTCAAGTGATACAAGGCTATAACCAGAATTTAGAAGGTGTCCTGCGCAGTGGGCAGTTGACGTATTGTCGTCAAGGTCATGTGACCATTTTACTAGAACAAGACTCGGCCGAAATCCGTTATCTAGGAATTTATAGAGGACTGTGCGCTCCTTGCCTTCTGAGAGCTCTAGCTTGAGAATATGAATCATTGAAGACTCATTGTTGAGGGTCTTAAAAAGCGGCTCAAAAGAGTCTTTAACACTGAATTCTGAGACTGCAAGAAAGGTTTCGGCTGAAGGACCCATATAAACTTTATTTGGAAGAATCCAGGTTTTTGCGAGTTTCTCTAGGGATGGATCTTCCTTAACGCCTGGATACTTCATCCGCAGCTTTAGAACCTCCTTTACCTTATCAAGATGAGTCGTATTTTCTTCTAGATTGCCGAATGGGCAGATAATAGTCTCTGAGAAAAAGCGTTCTGCTAGAGTGAGGTCATCTTGCCAAACTGCGGGAGATTCTGTGATTGTTACAAAATAACGAGAGCCCTGATTATACTGAAAAAATGATAGGGGCTCTTTTGGAATTGGGCGACCGTTTACAATTTGAATTTCCATTTAATAGTATGATTAGGCCTACTTTAGGTTTCTACTGTTTCCAATGACTGCCACAGTTTACGCAGGTGATGAACTTCGTCATAGGTTCATCTGCCGAACGAGTCTGTAGCTCATAAAAGGTACACTCGCGCTTATGGCACCGACTACACTTGAAGAGGTCGGTGGCCATGGCCTTATTACCCTCAAGAAGATGCTGCTCACGAAGATTCATCTGCTCACGAAGGGGTCCATAAATCGCTGGGGCATAATCTGTGATATCCATGTCTGCTAGATGCTCAATTGATAGATGGCCTTGAAGAATACGTGAAAGAAGGTGCGGGTTTTTAACATATGAATCCTGATTTAGATTGCTTAGGATTCGGCGTGCGGCGCTCATATAGCAAACCTGGAATAGACTATTATCAAAATGCTTATTTACATATTTGGTCGTCGCATCCTTAATCGTGACTTGTAGAATAATTTCTTCTAGTTTTACTTGAACGGCCGGTTTAAGAACTTTTCCGAGTTGTTTCTGAATACAGTCTAGGATATGCGACCGGTAGTTTGCCTCGGTTGACTTATCCTTAGGAATCGGCCCAACTTCCTCAAGTTCAACATAATCTGCGCGCATTAATAGGGTCTGCTGTTTCGCGCGACCTGCGTTCTGAGTTCCCATAAAGGATGTCTTAGAAATCTTCTTTTTTGCGACACGAGCCTTGACTGGTTTAATATCCTCCTCCTCTTCTTCACCACCTTCATCACCTTCATCTTCCTCATCTTCTTCATCACCTTCTTCATCCTCCTGCTCCCCTTCCTCTTCAGCCACTTCCTCCTCGTCAACAGTCTTCTTCTTATCCTCCTCCTCAATTTCAGCTACAATATCTTCTTCGGCTTCTACTTCAGCATCTTCATCACCCTCATCTTCATCCTCTGACTCAAACCCCCCAAAGGCCTTCTGGTAGAATTTCTCATATTGCTCTTGAGTGAAGGAGGCTGGCGAATTCCATGTTGATTCTTCTTTATTGGCGATTAGAAGAATATCGCTGAAGTATACGGTTGAATCTAGAGGAGGAGGAAGGTCATGTTTGTTTTCCGTTCCAGCCTTGCCAGTTGTATAACCAAAGAGTGTAAGTGTATATTCATCATACTGGTATGAACCAAGATTTGTGGGGGCCGTCTTTTTTTTAAGAAGATCCTGAATATCTTTTTCTGTTAGAGTAGTAGGGAGTTTGATTTTCTTGACATCTCCCTTAGCAACTAAGACTAGACTGTGGACTGGAGCCATATATACATATTGTATGCTTAAATGATAATCAATTTTATATTAGTAGGTATATGTTTCGTTTCTATCGTATAAACTCTAGAAATGAAACTGGCGCCGCAGAAGAAATAGTTCGCACAGATGGAGGTTGGTGGTTTTCTGAAGAGAGCTCTAAAGGGCGTTTTGTTTATGAAGTTTTAGAAAGAAAGGAGATTAGTCCAGGTCATTTCTTGGATTTTTTGGCGCCTCTACCTGATGACTTTGTTCAGTTACCGTGTTGGGAAGAGGATCCTCTTGTTTGGCGAGTTCAACAGAAGGAGGCTCAAGGATTGTTAGTGTCACTTGATGGCCTACAGTCTCTTCAATGGCCGGTTGGACTTGAGGCAGGACTTGCTGAACCTGCGCCTGGACCTGCTGGACTTGGTTCTGGACTTGGTTCTGGACCTGCGTTTGAACATCCTCAAGCTTACTTATTACCTTGCTGGGTTCAAGAGGAAGTGGGACACCTTTCCAACATAATCCAACAAGAAATCCAAAATATGATTTCCCTACATAAGCCACTGCCGCCGCGGCCTCAAGAGAAGAAACAGCAGCCGACACAAAATATTCAGAAACAGAAGACTTATCAGAATCGGAGAGAACCGAGCCAACCTCCTTCTCAACACGCTCAAGTCCCTTCTGTAAAATATCCAGTAGTAATTTCTTCTTCTTCTCAAGCGAAAGATTTACAGATGGGAGCAATTTGTTCACCATCTTACCTGCCAGAAGGGCAGTCTCCCCGAGAGATACTTTACCATCCTTCAAGGCAGCGAAAACATCATTCACAAGCTCATTGTAAATCTCAGATGAAATGCCTAATACTTCAGGAGTAGCCATTTGGGGTTCTATACTATCTGAATAAAAAATCTAAAGATTTTTACTCACAGCCCGTTAGAAAGATGTTGAAGAGAGTATTGTTTGGCTTATTTTTAGCAGGATTAGCATACTACGTGATAACTAAATTTATAACCGATGAATTTATACCTGGAGGTGCGCCGGCAATTTATGAACCTGTTCCACGTGGAGACCACACAGTGGTGTCTAGCGGTCCTTCTCCACCAAATGCTTCGCCCCCACCAACGATGCCCCCAGATATATCACCAAATCCAGAAGCTGTAGATCCATATGATACACAAGTTGAGGCCGCCGATGCTCCGGAACAATTAAGATTTCCTGAAAGAAGTTTTAGTCCCGGTATCATTCCTAAAGAGGTTGATAATCATGTAAATTCTGGTGTATCAGGAAGCCTCGCTAATACCCCCCAATCTGTTCAGAGTTTCAGCCCTGAATTTATCGGTAATGGTGGAAAGTTCTTTGGAGAAGTAAGTGCTCTTGAAAATGATAGTCCTAATTATTCAGCGTTCTAAATAGAATGAGTGCAATAGTGGTAAATAACCCATTAAGAAAGGCTCTTAATTTAAAAAAAACTAGAAATAAAATAAATAGTAATACAAAAAATTATATCAATAAACTTGCCGCTGAAAAACAATATATAATGAACAATCCTGGTGGACTTCCTAATAGACTTGGCGCAGCTCAAAGAAAAATGTTAGAATATAATGGGCAAATCACTAGATTAAAACGTGGACGAAACAATCTTCATGGAGGTAGAAAAAGAAAGACTCGCAGAAAATCGGTCTAAACGCCAGGCTACTATATTATTTAGTGACAAACGACATGCTAAAACATACTTCTGTAGGTTCTAGCACGCCTCAAATCCGTAGTGGAGCTCTTCGCGTACGCTGTTTAAATGCCGATATGACTCCATTTACTTCTATTCTTGAATCAATGGTATTTCCATCTTATAATATTGTAAAGGAGACATCACAGCGAAGCCTTGAATTGAATCAGTATCATGTTTGGAAGCGTCCTGCTCATTTACGGTCACATTGGCTTATTTTAAGTGAAAAGAGTCCCGCCTTGCTTGTAGATATTCGTAATAGTGATAATATCTACAGTCTAAAAATTCCATATGATACTCGGCAGGTTCAGAAGATTGGCCCAATTGTGTGTGAGGCCGCATATGATTCGCAAGAGGCGACTCTATGGATTTGGGATTTAGTTTATTTTGAACAGAAAAATCTGTGGCAAACAATTCCATACAGTCGGCGTTGGAATCTTCTACAAACGCTAGTTCGTCCGCTTATTTATGATTCTCATCCAACTTGTGATATCCGTGTTAGTTACCCGGCCTGGATGAATATGAAACAGTTTCTTCTTGAGGCAGAAGAGGTTGGATATTCTTACGAATTTCAGCCCGAGGCGGCCGGTCAAAAACGCCTACTCTGGCTAGTTGTAAGGAAGAATGATACATTCAAGGCCGCCAATTTCCATGAGCGCGAGATGATTTCTCATACAAGTTGTGCTATTATTCCTGATGAGGATGATGTTGTTGTGAAGGCACCTGTCGTAAAACCAAGTCCAGTTGAGCCTAAGGTCCATGAATCTAAGGGAAAATATTCAACTGCCTTCCTTGTTAAGGATAAACTATCAAAACTACCTGATACCTACAAACTCACTTCTGAAAGTGGCGAGGACCTTGGACTTGCTGCTATTCGCAGTATGGAAATGAGTTCTAAACTTCGGTCAGTTGGCCCCGAAGGATGTAAGGTTGAAATCCAGTGGTATGAATCCTTCCAGAAATATGAGGTTCGGCGTATAATTAATAAGTAACACTAAGGTAGATGTATAACGTTCGCGTTCAGCGCCGCCAATCAAGAAAAAGAAGCTGCCGTCGCAATCGTAAAATGTATGGTGGTGGTGCCGGTCTAAGTTATTCATTTGCTGGCTCAGTAGACCCGACTAATCCTGGCCTTGGCAATGCTGCACGAGTTGTTCCAGTTTCAAGCTGCGGTGATGCCACCTCAACTGGACGTCTAAGTGATACAGGAACTGTTGGTGGAGTTCCCGGATTTGGTGGTCGTCAATATGGTGGTTCAAGCAGTGGTGTGGTTGACCCGATTGATTCCTTGATGAAACTGGCTGGACAGACTGGTGGCGGCTACACGATGAACCCTGTTGGTGGCCCTGCCCCTTTTATGGAGAGAGCCTATTCCGGTTGTGGCGAAGGTGCCTTTGCTGTAAGAAATACTCTAAATGAAGCCGCCCCGTCTACAATTACTGCCCCACCTGCCCTTAAGGGCGGTCGCCGCCGCCGCACTCGTAAGTGCTGGACTGGTGGTCGCAGATGCTGGAGCCGTCGCATGCGCGGCGGCATGGCTCCTGTTGATGCCATGGTATATGCGGCTCCTAATAGTGGATATACCTTTGCCCCAAGTAATTCTGCTGGTGGAAGTGCTGGAACTCTCTCAGATGGTAAGGTTCCATTTGCCGTTGCGGTTCCATACACAGCCCAACCAACTGCCTCATCTGCCTGCCTCAAGACAGGTGGTCGCAGACGTAAGTCACGTAAGAATCGTCGTTCACGCCGCAATTAAACATTCAGTAGATTCTGGAGGCGGCGCGGCCTCCTCAGTATCATCCGATTCCTCTTCAGAGTTATATTTCTGAAGAAGAATCTTATATCCACAGGCCTTATAGAAGGTCTTTCGTTTTCTCCACTGTCCCAAATACATTCCATGACTATCTATAACATCTAGAATTAATGGCATAACCTTGCGTTCTGAAGGTCGTTCACGCATAATGCGACCAACCGACTGCTCTACCTTCTTTCTTGGACTCGCAAGAACAACACTATTCAGGGTTTTAATGTTCATGGCTTCTGATGCCATTGCGTAGGATGCGAGAAGGACACGCGCTTCTCGGCCAGCGCGTTCTCTGATTTCCTCCTTCATTCCACCAATATAATAACCTGTATTAAGGCCAGGATCACTTGCTAAGAGCATAGTTTCAATCGCATCTAACTGAACAATACGCTCTGCAAGAACAAGAATACGACGTGATGGGTCTTTAAGAAGTTCTTGGATTTGTTCAGTAATCCATATATTTCTTGGCTGACATGAAACAACCTGAGTTAAGAGCCTTGCTAGGACCGGCTCGCCCTTATAATCTACTGGAATTTCTGTGTAGGCTGGGTCATCATATTCAAACATAAGAGCTTTTACAGTTACTGTTGTATCGGCTTCGCGCCGTTTCTCCCAATATACCGGTTTTCCTAAATACCATTCAAATATTTTAGAAAGTCCATCATCACGTGTTGGAGTAGCAGATAGTCCTAGCATGTGCCGTGTCTGAACCTTGATTAGTGCCTGACTGAAATTGGCTGCGCCCAGATGATGACATTCATCAAAGATTGTAAATCCGAAGCTTGAGAAGTCATCCGCAGCGAATTCGTGTTGAACAAGAGTCTGAATCATGGCAATACAACAGTCATAGGTTTCTTCAGTTGTATCTTGTATAGGTTCGGGCTCAACTTCTCTTAGGCGCTGAAGTAGGTCATCGCGTTTTCCTGTTAGTTTAAGCTTATGCGCCCTAAGACGCATCTTAATTTCTGGAATTGTGAGTTGTGGAGGGGGCGGCTTCTCAATAAGACCAATCTGTTTTTTGTCGCCTTGAATAATTCCTACCTTGAGACCAGGAAAGAAGGTCTCCATTTCGCCCTTCCACTGATTCAAGAGAAATTCCTTATCTACTACAACAATGAATTTTCTATTGATACGGGCAGCAATACTCAAGGCCATAAAGGTCTTTCCCTTTCCACAAGGAACACAAATAAGACCATTAGAATCAGCATCTATGAATTTCTGAATAATGGCCTCTTGATAATCAAAAGGTTTTCCCTGAAATCGTAGAGTATGTGGAAGTGGAACCCCGTCCGGCAATAGATTTTCATGTTCAGGTCCAAGGGCTTCGCGGGCCCAGTGCCTCGGCAAATAGTATTTCTTCGGACTCTCATAAAATACCGCAAATGATTTGCCTATAATTGGAACTCTTGCCTGAGTTTTTGGTGTCACTGTGAGTTCTTGCCGAATGTGTTTTTCCTGCTCTGGAGTTAAGGACGTTTTAAGAATTCCATAACCCCTTGATGTTAGAGTTGCCATACTGACAGTTTGGTGTTTAAATGCGCGTCAATTTTAACCTCTCTATGACTAGAATGAAGACTAATGTGCTTCTTGTATGTATCCTTGCCACTTTTATAATAATACCATTTTTACCTTGGCAAGTTCTTATGCTAACGGACTTTGTTCTTGTTCGCGTGGTTCTCTTGGGCCTTTTCTTAGCTGCTATAAATATTAGCCCTCAGGTTGGTATGTTAAGTTTGGCCAGTATATCATTCTTATTTATTGAGCGCAATAAACGGAAAATGAAGCACATACAGAATGTCATGCAAAATAGTTCAGCTGATTCACTTGCCATAGCCAGTATAGAAACGCCTGAAACTGCTCCTGCTCAGCCAGCGTTTAACACGCCTTCAGAAACGAGTGTTTCTTTTTCACCAGCTGAAGGTTCTGGTGACAACACATTCAACCCTGTGGCGCCGACATTAAATCAAAAAGAGGCTCTTAAAACAGAACCTACAAACGGTTCTAGATTTGTTGTTGAAAAATCATTCGGCTGGGTAAATACGGACCTTATTCAGCAATAAAATTTGAAGGGATTTAGTATAATACTTTGTAGAGATGACATTTCCACGAAGTATTATTTATATTGGTAGTAAGGATTATAAGACCTTTGTCTATACAATTGAGGGTCATAAGTATTTGATTGATGATGTAACAGAAGACGGCGAGGTTTATATTGAATATGTTGATGAATGGCTTCCTGTCTTTATTAGTGATGCCGATTTAGAGATTATCAGGGATTATAAACTCGGCGAGGAACTTAGGGAAAGTATCTTCTTATTTATGATGAGCAAAGTTGAGACTTTATCTGTTGATTGAATTATAGTTTTCTTACATTGTAGTTTCCAGATATAAATGTTCCATTAGACCTTGCTTCTCCTATTAATGATACTAGCATTTTGACAAGAGTTTGAGTATCTGTTATATCAGCTTTAGATATGTTTCCTGGAAAAGAATAAGATACTTGTCCCTCTTTAAGTACAATTCTATCACCATTTTGTGCTACATAAACAGCCCCTCCCGGTGAAGGAAATGTAGCTTTAACGGGTATTTCCCCTTGAATATCCGTTCCTGATATTACATAACCTGTGGGGTTAGAAGCTTTTTTTGCGCGTTTTGTGGGCACAGGGCAGGGTGGGCACTGTGCTGCAGGGGTAGACGCAGAATTGTCTGGAGTGCATAACTTATCCTTAAGATGTTGATTTATTATTTCCTTATTATTGACTATCGGTTTATTTCTAAATAAATCTGTTAGAGTTACTATAATATACATAGTTTCCCTTTGATAATCTATAGAAGATGAATTCTTATTCTGATTATACCAATCTTTCTCTTCAGATAGGAGATTAGAAAATGCCTTACTATCATCTGCTGATATTTGTGTTGTAGGTAATGATTTTAATTTTTTAGAAATATCTTCTGCAGCTGCTAATCCTTGTCCAAACTTACTTACAAAGTCTGCGTTCATTATTTGAGCAACAAAAGGGTTTATTGGTCCATTATACTTATATCTTTTTACTGTATTACACGAAGGGTATTTATCAGAACTATGACTAAAACTACAGACCACTGTTCCTTCACATGTGCGTCCATTTACAATGCCATCACAACATACTACATTTGAATTTGCATCATAAAAACTCTTTGAACCACCTGGGCAACTTGTTGGTGCGGGAGGAGAAGAATCAAACCCCTCTTTAATTGCTATAGTGCAACAACTCCGTGTTAAAAGGATAATTGCCATAGCTATTATAACACCAGCTAAGGCAAATACTATAATTATTTTATAACCCTCAGGTATCTGTCGCATATCTACTAGGGTTTAGATTATACAGGTTCTACAACTGGTAGTGTTGGCGTTTCAACACCTATTTGTTTCTGTGTAGCAAATATATGAGCTACATAGTAAAATAGCACAAATAATAATAATAATCCTAGACAAACACCTAGAGCTATAGCAATCTTTTCCATAGTATCACCAATATAACCGGCGGGTGCATTTATTTCATGCTCTGCTTGAGAGTCTGCTAGCTCGTCAGAAAGTCTTCTGCCCGTATCAGGATTAATTAATATTTGACCATCCTTAATATCCTTTGAAGGGTTAATAGATATACATTTATAAGCATTTGTACTCTGTTTTGAGCTTGAAATATCTGAAAATCCACGTATATATCTAAATTTTATAAGGTCACTAGGGCTCGCAATAGAACTATTATATGATACTAATATGTCTAAGGGGTCATTGGTTGTATAAACTAGACTTGTCTTTCCTGTTGCCGATAAGGCATAACTACTAAGTAGTTTGGCAGGATTTATTAACGACTTCGGGACACCGAAATTGACTAATGGTGACGGTAATAATCTTCTACTTTCTTGTACTATTGTTATACCACTTTCCCAGTATCCAACCACTATATTAATTGTATTATTCATATTTGTCTCAATACAGGTATTGTAACGAACAACATTTACATCATTCCCCTTAGGAATAAGACTGTCTAATTTTATCTGCTGGTTATTAAGATAATTTATGAAGTTTACTCCTGTCTGCGAATTAACAGAGCCTTGAAAAATTGGAATATTAAGTAAGGCAATTGATTGTTGACTTGTAGATGTCGCAGTCGGCCTTCCCCAAATATTTAATTCTGCGATAGGATTACTGGTTGAAAGGCCAGTCTGTCCAGGACTACAAATACGAATACGATTTATAGCATATTGTGTCCCTCCAATAAAAAATGTATTTTGATTATTTACAGCACAGAATCCATTATTGTAGCCGATTTGATTATTGGATGGAGAAAACTGAAGAGATATATCAGTATTAATTACATAAGTAGACTTGTCTATTATTGAAGTCCAACCTGAAGGATTTATAGGAAATCCACTGAAACCAGATGAACTACATACAGCCATTCTGCTAGTAAGATAAATTATACTAGACCAGGAATATACTTGGGTCCATCGTATTTATAAACTTCTACATAGCCTTCTTTCCCAAGGCCCGCAATCTTAATAGATTCTCCGCCGAGAAGTTCATCGCAACCGATGTCATCCATACAATCGCGGCGCCCATAACGAACAGGAAGTTGAACAGGATTATAGGTGTCTGTGCGTGTATAGTAGTTGTAGCGGTCACTTCTGTAGACCGATTGTCTGCCATACAGAGGGAGAATCTGCTCTCCTATTTTTATAATGCCTGACTGCTGAAATGCTTGGGGGATACCTCTTGTTGTTACATTTATTGGAATTGCGCCGGGCGGTATTAAGGCTCCTCTTAAGTCAGGACCGGTCTGCCAGAAACGGAGAGGCTCTGGGGCCTGGCTGAATCGTCCATCGTTAGTAGTTGTACTTGAATATACATTTACTGGGGGTGGAGAGGACTTAATTATTGTTGTAGTTGGTGGCACTTGCTGTTTAAAAAGAAGATAGATTCCAATTGTTAGGGTTATTATTAATATACCAAATTCTGGTGTTAGACACCAGACACCAGGAGGACATCTCCTGGCCATTCTAATAAGTTATATCTTTTCTTCGTCTATAATATGCTGTAGAGTCAAAATAATATAGGAATCAAATGGATACATAAAGAGTAGCCAATCCCAAAATGAATCTGGCTTATATCGTGCTACATTATTCAAGGCCACTGGAACATATATACTTACATTTTTGTAAAGAAAGGTAAATTCACCATATACTGGGACTTGACCTAAGCTCCCATAGGGAGGAGAATGGTTTAATTGCATTTATAATTTATAAGCGCAATTAATATTATCAATTTTTCCGTTTACGCAGCACTTGGTTGGGGACCACCCTTTCCAAACATATCATTAAAGGTTCCCATAAGAGCCTTGCCGTCCTGTAACATTGGCTTCATACTACTCAACATTCCCATAAGACTCTTCTGCGTCTCTAAGAGTTTGCGCGTGTCGTCCGTCATCTGCTTGACTTGGTCAGGCTTGAGGGCATTGAGGGCATTCATCATTGTTGTTCCAACATCAATGTGGGCTCCACCAGCTACATCTGAAGGAATCTCTCCAAGCTTGAACATTCCATTTGTTGTCTGGTCAGTGAATCCAGATGTGTTTGCCTTTGGAATATCCTTTTCAAGATTTGGCGTGGTCGTTGGGGCCGTCGTAGAGGCTGGGGCAGTTACGGCTGGTGTTGGAGGAGAGGGAGTTGATGGCGTGGCCGTGGCAGATGTTGATGTATTCGCATCCTCAAAACCCTCAGCATATGAGCTACTTAATGTAGCCTGAGGTTCAGAGGGAGGCTGCTTTATAGTTTCTACACGCTTTGCGATTTCCTTAACAACTGAGCCAACGAATCCTTCGCCGCGGCCTGTGAATCCTTCACGCTTACGTTCATTCCAGGCCTTAGCTAAGAGTCCAGAAATGATTACTGCGGCCACTGTTAATTCAAGAGAAACATTAAAACTTAGAACAATTAGGCCAATGGCAAGACTAAATAATAGTCCTGTTATTCCAATACCAGCAAAGGCGAATAATATATAGAAGGCTAGAAATCCATATATTATTCCTTGACGAACACTAATCTTCATCTCTAACGAAGCCTATCTATTTTTCAAATAGAAAGTAGAGGCGCTATGACACGCTGAAGAATCCAATAAAGTAGACCAGCGGCAATTGCACGTGATAGGTTGCCCAGTGTTGTAAAGTTTCCACCGGGGTTTAACAGGCTTGGAATATAGTGGTTTACTAGAAGGTGAATCGCAGGAAGTGTAATAATAAACACAATTATAGCTACAAGGATCGGCTGCTTTAACTCATCAATCCATTGTCCCTGCCAATTCTTCTCGGGCTGCTGATATTTTGTTTCCTGTTGCTGCTGCATCTGTGGAGCCGATGTATTAAAAGGAACTGGTCCTTGCGCAGTGGCCATCATTCTTTGAAAATCAGCTGGCGTCGGGTGGTCATGGCCAATAAGGTGTGCGGTTGGAACCGCGGGGTCTGTTGCAGTTGGAAATGAACTTTGTAGCTGCTGAACATTCTGCATTTGGCCACGTGCGCCCATTGGCGGCGGCGCATTTCCTTGGTTAGATTGATTTAAGTCGGATAAAATACTGTCTACTAAATCTCCATCACTTGGTCTAGCTCCATCCAATTCAGAAAGTAATGTTCCTGCGTCGGACATGTTTCACTGAAGGATTTAGTCAAACAAAAATTATGCACTTAACGCGACCACTGAAAAGGTTCAACAACACCTGTCATTGGACATTTTGTATCCTTTGGAATAAACTTATAACATGTATCACCGATTTTATAAGCATGGTCAGTAATTGTTTTTACAGATGGTGACTTGAATGAAAAACAACCATCACCCTTACATATTGGGCGTGCTAATAGGATTATAAATACTCCCATTAAAAAACTAAAGAAAAAATCAAATCGTTTATCCTTTAGTATGTCAATCAACATTCTATCCTACTGCTAGCATTTAAATTAAACACACCTACTAGGAAATGTTAAAGCACTTTAAATTCATACCTTTTATATCAGGAATCATCATCGGTGCCATTATATTTTTTGGATTTAAGCCCGATACAAAGGACCGTGTTGTAAAATGGCCGAATCCTGAAAATGCTGGGAAGGTTGTCTATCGGGATAGAAATGGACTCTGCTACAAATTTGAGTCGCAAATTGTAGATTGTGGGGCAGTAAAGGAGAAGTTACAGGCCTATTCATTTGAATGAGGACTTTGCTCTTTTAGCGCGTATAATAGCCCATATTCTGGCTTTTTCTTCAGGTGTCTTTTCTCTTTTGCCGCCGCCTTGTAGTGGTTTGACTATTTCTTCTGGAACCTTTTCAGGGACCACCTCACTAGGCTTATCCATCCAAAATAGATTCCAATGGAAGGTTGTATATATTCCTGTTATTACTGGATCTGGAATTTTTGAGACATCATATGGATTTTCTATGTGTAAGTCTCTACCTTTAAGGTCAACTATCCGTTCCGTTCTTCTAGGATCCTTTGTAAGATTATTTAATACGCACTCGGCATCATGAACCTTCTGATTCGCATTCATAATTACGGAAGCATCCGTTGTATTTTTTCCAGAAGCATTGAAGCCTTGTATTAATTCATAGAGCTCTTGTTTAGCTTCAGTATAGGCCTGTTGTGCTTGTATCCGTTCTTCTGTCTTTTTGGCGAACTGTTCTTTAATATAATCAACCGAGGCCGGAACTTTTGGAATAAGTTCAATTGTTACCCCCCCGTCATAACTTTCTAAATCTCCTTGGGCAGTCATTCCATATTTATTAGGATTTTTCAACTTCTGTTCAAGCCATTCCTCTTTGGTTTTTGGTTGTTCAGTTGGGGGGGCAGGAGGTTTTACTCTTTTTACGACAACACGTTTGGCAGACATTATTCTCTAGAAATACAGGAGAATAGAATGGGCACTACAAATACTCTATGGATGTCGGTGAGTGTTGGTGTATCATTGTTTATGTTAACATTATTGCTTAATTATATACATACCACATATAATGTAAACGTAATTCTTCTGAAATGGGCCGTTCTTCCGACTGTTGGATATGGAATAACACTTGCTTTTAATTCATTTATTCAGAGTATATTCTGTGGTTCAGTAAATATTAAACAAATTGCAATGGGAAGTTTATCTGTTCCTATTGCGATTCTAGCAGGTTTAGTATTATCATTGAGTAGTTTTATAAGGTCTCCAATAGAATCTGCCTTTTCTGGAAAGGACAGAGATCTATATGGAATGCTTTTCGCTATTGGCTTTTGGATGTTTTGGGCGGGTATGTTCGGAGAGAGTTTTGCTTCTGGATTTGCCCAGAGTTGTGGCGTTCAATCCGTGGGAAGTCCTTTACCTAAGTAAATATACTTAGGTACCCCCCCACTTATTTCTGTTCCGTCCGTATTTCGTATGTAGTATCCATCAGGAAGTTCAATGGATTTCCCCCTTCCTCTTCTAGGAGCACGAGGCTCTTCATATTCTGGCTCTGGCTGTTTAACGGTGGGCTTTGGCTCAGAATAATATACTGCGAATGTAAGATTTACTATAATATATGACATGAAGGCCCATAAAATGGCAAAAAACCAGAACGGCATCCAAGTATGTGTATTTTGATTCCGTCCTATTCCAAACTCCTTCCAACTTCCATCCTCAGTAAACATTAATGACGGACGGATTACAAGAATAATGGCAGTTCCTAATAAATATAAAACACCTGCTGCGATAAGTCGCTGCATCCCTATTCTTCACCTTCTTCTTTTTGTTGTGCATCCTGACCGTCATAACCTTCTTCCCCATCCACATTAATTTGGACTTCAGTTGACTGCTCAAATCCCATCTCTTTGCGCCGTCTATCATAGTCATCAGGGTCATAGCTGTAGGCAAGTTTGCCATTTCCTTGCGCCCAACGCCCAATCTTTGCCCGTTTCTTGATTAATTCTATTTTTCTTTCCTCCTCGGGTAGGGTATCAAAAATTTGTATAAATCCTTGTTTCTCCTTCTCCTTGGCCTCTGCGATTTTCTCGCGAACTTCTGTCGGATTATATGACATTTTTTCTTCTTCATATTGTAGTATCAAATCGCGGAAGAGACTTTTTAATGCGTTATGGACACTATCTCTTTCAGAAGAAAAATCAATAACCTCTTCTATTTCTGGTGTGAACTGTGGATTGAGAAGGTCCCAGATAGTTCCAAAAAGTATTGTTCTGAAAATCATTTTTAGAAACATCTCCATATGGAGCATGGAAATCTTATCACTAAACTGCATACGGCTTAGACGAAGTTCTGAAGAATAGGCAAGTATAGAAGTTATTTGTTCTAGGAAATATTCTATCTTTAACTGTCCAAGGGCCGATGTTGGTAGTGTTGTGTCCTCATTATATTTTTGTAAATATCGTGTATGTTTTCCAAGTATTGCTTCTAACTCTTTTATATGTTCGTCACTTAATTTCTCTGTAGTTCCCTTTCTATATTGGTCTGGTAGGCGTAAAGTAACAGCGGCATCATATTTTACACGAATACGCTGTAAGGGAACTAAGAAGTATGAACGAATAATTTCTATGATTGCTTCTGGCTGTTCTAATAGTATTCTATCTAGATAAGCGTATAAGGGTGGCCCAATAGTTCCTAGCCGTGTTCTTATGCCTTCTTGTGATTTTGTAATTCCTTCTTCTAAGGGCTGTAGGGCTAGGGCAATTCCAACTGGTGTAGCCTCAGTTCCTAGGCCCTCAAGATTTGTCATTGTTTTTTGAAGGCGCTCTAGCCATGAATCAATAGGCGTAGAATCAATAGAGCCAAGGGCAATTAGTAATTCGGCTGAAGGTTTGACTCCAGGACTGTTATAATTACTAAATTGTGTTCTTTTATGTGATGCATCTAGAATAGACTGTAGTGATTCTTCAGTATCAAGAGAAACTCCCTGAGCTGTAAATGAAACCTTAATTTCCTCCTTGAGTTTTGTGGCCTCGGATTCCTGTTTTTCTTCTTCTTTTTGTATATTCTTATCCCTCCATCCAGGATTTGAAAGAGGCACATCAGGATATAGATATTGCGTAGGAACCTCAAGTTCACACCAGGAACACTTGTTATCATATCCAAATTCGTGAGAACGTCCAGGATAGGGTCCCTTCCAGCACACCTGTATAAAAACACGATATGAGAGGTCTAGAGATAATTCCCCAATAGATTCCTGAAGTGGCCTTGGAATAAATGACGGATATAGAATACTTTGACGAGCAAAGGTTCTTTTTAGACTATAACTTATTGGGAGGGCGGGTAGGTCTGAGGCCTTAAAGAATCCACCTGGCTCATGTATATTTACTGGACAGCAGGACGTTTCAGCATAAGGATTGCCCTTGATAATGACCGCCGTTTTTCTTGCAAGCATATTAACACCGCGAATCCACGCATCAGCCTGTTGTTCTTCGCCTAGCTGTCCTTTTACACCGTCGCCAACTACCGGTTCTACCATAGGACCAATTCTAGGTAAATACCATGGTGGTAGAATTTCTGATTGTTTCCCTTTAACAGCGGCAGCACCGTATAATCCTTTTATGTATTCACGCTTATTATCTAACTCTGCTTGAATTTTACCGTCCTTTTGAAGAATTAGACGAACGTAATCTATTAAAAGTCCTTTAATCTTTTCTGTCCGCAGCTTCGTATCCTTAATTTTGTGAAATCCATTGGCCCAAATATCTACTAGGCGAGGGGCCTTTTCTGTTTCAGAGGTAAATGTTGGATAGAATCCTGCAAGGGCACAGATAATGTAGTGAAGACCGACAGAGTCGTCTTCAGACTCTGGTTTTGCCTCTTCTACTAATGGATAACCTGAAAATCCTGGCTTACAACCATCAAGAACATAGTCTATTGTATAATTTGGTATCTTAGATTGAACTTCTACTAGGACCAGGGCTGCTATAATTGCAATCTTGTTGCCAGTTAAATATCTTGGATATGCCTCCTTTCGTCCAAGAGTTTTATATGTCTTTTCATCTAATAATTCCTGCTGAAATAAGGCATCTCCTCTATCTACTAATTGACGATACGCATTTCCATCCATTGAAATTCCTACGCGACCACAAATGACCTTGGCAATCTTGTAGCACTCTGTCTTAATATTAGATTCAAATTCTATTTCTTGAACCTTTTCAACTCGTGGTCCAAGAAGTAGTTCTAACTCTTCCCTGTCTATTTCTTCTTGGTCTACAAGTTCGGCGCGACCACTCATCGGTTTACCTTGGTCATCATATTCTATGCTCGTATCATAATCCATTTCGGCGATTGGAAGGCCGCAATTGCGACAAATATAATTTTTCCCAAAGGTTCCACCAGCATATCCAAGAACAATTTCCTTTTGAATCGTAGCATGTTCACGCGGATGTATAAATTGCTGTATTTGAAGAACTTCGTGGTGGCATATAAGATGCTGATCACATACTAAACAATAAATCCAGTTTTCTCTGCGCTCACCCTTAAATTTTCTTAAAAATACTTTGAGAAGGGCAATTCGTTCTTGAAAGTTTTTGACCTTGCGAATAATTGTTAGATTATTTGTGTGAACGCAGGGGTTTGGCCTTGGAGGAAATCCTTTATTCCTTTCTAGGCTGCGTTCTTCATTTTTATTATGGAGTATATTTAAGATTTCATTGTAGTTAAATAATACTCGCTCCCGCTTAGTTGATAGAGGATTCTTGCTTAGACACGCAAGAAGGTAATCTTGATTATATTTATATAAATATCCATAAACGGCAAGGTCAATATTCTTATATCCTGGGAGAAGTTTTCTTATTTTAGTATACATGGCTCCAAGATTCTGTTCTGTCTCAAAAAGTTGGACCATAACTGCTAAATAATCATTTTCAAGAATTGGTTGTAGTGTTGGAGCTGTTGTAGATGGAGCTTTTTGACGCATTTGGCGAATCATTGTGCGAACAGATAGAATAATTTTATTCACGCGGTCTTGGATTATAGTATCTTGTTCTGGAGTGAGTTCTATTTCATTAATTCCTAAATCAGATTTAATTTTTATTAAATCTCCAGGACCTCCAACAATTGTTGTTTCTAAAATCATTTCTAAATATACAGAAAATGGAATATTAACAGCACTTGCGTTTGATGCATCTAGATATAGAATATTTTGAGCGTCTCTCACATCAGAGATTCCGCCAAAATTTTCTAGGAGCTTTTCCATCCAAATTGTTTTTGTTTTGGTAAGTGTTTCATCTTTATCGCCAAGATTAATCATGTATTCGCTCATGCTGCGTAGAATATTGTCCCATAGAGTTCCTGTGCGTATAGATCCAAGATATCCAGCAAGAACTGCTCTATAAGGGAAAAGAACATATCCTGTCACTGGAGCTTTATCTGAAGGAATTACAACTTCTGTCCCCCCTTTTACAAGGCCACGAACTGTTGGGCCATGCCCACGTCTAAGAGATTGTTTTACCTGTGAAATGAAATCGGCTGGCGCCTCTCCTTCGTATTCAGATGTAAGGCCTTGGAGGGTTTTAGAATTTGGCTGGCTTCCACGAAAGTATTCGGCATCCTCTTTGAATGAATAGCCAGTTGAGGAGTATGAATCACCAAGAGGATACTTTTGGAAATAACTATTTAATACTTGAAACCAGCGCGGCATTCCTACGCCATCTTCGGTGGCGGCAATATCTCCAAGACTATTAAGATATTCATTTGATTTTTCTATTATATCTCCTAAATTTCTTATTAATACTTGGTCAAGGTCCTTGGATACCTCTGATGGTAATTCACTCATTATAATACGTTTTGTATCAAGGACTGGGCGAACAATGGGGACGTTACGATTAGATAAGATATCATTCAAGGTTTGGAGACTGATTTGTTCTTCACCCTCAACACTTCCGTCTATTCTGCGTTTTATAACACTATTTTTAAGACTGCTAAATAATTCTACAATAGCTCGGATTTTCTTAATGTTTTTTGGATTTTTTTGACTTGTAAAATCAAGATAAGATAATAGGTCTGCTTTTAAATCACTTTTTTGAGATAATTCAGGATATATACGTTCTTCTGCCTGAATAGTTTCTACATGAGCTAGGTCAGGGAGTTCATACTCCTCAAACTCTACCTCTTCTACTACTTCTTCTGGTGACATTGCTTCTTCCACCTTTATTTGTGATACGGATGGAGCGATTCTTAGAATGTCAAATTCTTCTTCTCTTGGGATACCTTGAAAATCAAAGAATATTGAAATTTCGCGACCATCTCTTTCAAGTGTTATACGATCATCTTTCTCATTTATATTAACAACCTTATATTTTCCAATAGGTTCTCCATTAGCTTTTATTCCATCAAGGATTTGGTCTACACGAAATGACTGAAGCTTTACAAATCCAACATGCGGCCCCTTTTCATGTCTTGTAATGTCAAGAGTTCCGTCGCTGTCGGTATATATTTTTAGTTCGGGGTCAAATTCGCCGTCTATAAATGGAAAATTAATAAGAATACTACTTGTTCCATCAGGCATTATTCGTAGCATATCATTGGTATTGAGGTAATAAATCGTTCCAGTACATTTTCCATGTTTTTCACTATTAATAGTGATACGGTCTCCAATAAATAATACATCATCGTCCTCTGATTCATTGGGAGAGGCTAAGTCAGATTCATTGTTGACTGGAGGGTATTCTGGAGATGGGGGGCGCTCAGCTGAAGCATTTTCTGTGGGCTCAGGAAGGACGTCAGCGACGGCGTCTTCTGGGGCGTCGGCTGGTGCTGGGGCATCTATTACTAGATTTATCTTCCCATCATCGCTCATACGGGATATCCTAATCTATAGATTCGATAAAAATTGAACATAAAATTTACTTAAACACTATTATAAGAAGTAGTATAGGATGCCTTACCAAGTAGAAGTATTTAAGTCATGGCCACTAATGTCATCTTGGGAGGAGCTAAAGAATTGGCTAGTGTCAGATGCCGGCGGCCTTCTTCGTGTTGTTGAGCCTCCTAATTCACCACATGCTCTAGTTCGCTATACGAATGGCAAATCTAATTTCTCGCTTCCACATGTTCCCTGGTGTCGTAGCGTAGTTGTTGACAAGGCCAGTCGTCTTCCTGTGTGTATTTCACCTGTTAAGGCGAGTGTTCTCACAGATAATTCCGTTAATGATGCGACTGTAGCGGAGGAGTTTGTAGATGGCACCATGGTTAACGTATTCCACTCAGGTATCGATGAGTCTGCGATTGTTACCACGCGTGGACGGATTGGTGCTAACAAGTCCTTCTATGCAGACAGTCCATCATTCGTTTCAATGCTTCAGGATGCTATGGTAGAGCAGGGCATCAACAACTATTCTGATATGCTACCAAGTTCTGATACTCTTCATCGGTTTACCAGTGTTGTTCTACAACACCCTTCTAATCGTCTTGTAAAGAAGGTTGACAAGCCATCATTTGCAATTGTTCATCAGGGTTGGGTAATGAGCACTGGTCTAGTATTTATTGAGGAGGATGCCTCAGAATTTAATTATACAAGCTCCAAGGATAAGGGTGATTCTGAAATTCAGCCTTATAATATGGAGTCAATTCGTGCTGCGAAGACTGTAAAGGAGTGGGTTTCTACTCAGGCTCAGGAGCGTGGTGTAGGTTGGCAGGGCCTTGTTCTTAAGGATGGTGCTGGCAATCGCTGGCGTCAGCGCAGCGACGTATATAATACTCTTCGCACCCTTCGTGGAAATGAGTCAAGTCCTGAGGAGCGCTATTCACGCCTACGAAAGACTCATACTGTAGACCAGTATCTAGCCTTTTATTCAGAGGATAAGCAACTTCTTTATGACCTTGAGGGTCGCCTTCGCAAGAATACTCGTCAGCTTTCTCATTTCTATGCCGATGTCTTTCGTTCTCGCAAGACACATTTCTATGAACTTCCATGGCCTTATAAGCATCATGTAAGTGTTCTCCATAATTACTATAAGAATACTCTTCGCACTGAAAAGAAGAAGATGGACCTTGCGGAAGTTGTTAAGTATGTCAATAGTCTTGGTCTTGAGGATACTGCAAACATGCTGAAGGTTCATATAATTGAACTTAAGAAGGCTCCTATGCCCGTAGACGCTCCTGTAGATGCGCCTGTAGATGCGCCTGTAGATGCGCCTGTAGACGCGCCTGTAGACGCGCCTGTAGATGCATAGGCCTAAACTAATAAATAATTTACATATAAGGATGGAACATACCTCATCGGTAGATGTTGTATATGTTACCGCGTTATACAAAATTAAAACATATTCTAACACCGAATTAAATATAGAAAATTTTAAACCATTTTTAGATACAAATTTAAAGATTGTAGTCTACACGGATATTGAAGATTTATCTCTAGGTTCCATTCAAAAAATTATCCTTCCCAGAGAAGAAATAACATCTTTTTTACAAAGAGAGGCTACTCTTCCTGAATATAGAAATAAGGAAAAAGATACTCTTGAATTTCTCCAAGTTATGAATGGCAAAACTGAATTTCTACATAGGACTAGAAAGTTTATAAAAGCCAAGGTCTATGTCTGGTTTGATTTCGGAATTTTTAAAATTATTCAGGATAAAAAACGGTTTATTGAATCTATGACTGATATAGATTCATCTTCTATTGAGGGAAAGGTTGTAATTCCTGGATGTATTTCTAAGGAAGAAGTAAATTTTAATAATCTTTTTGCATATCCTATTTGGAGGTTCTGTGGAGGTATTCTTATTGTTTCAGGGTCAGCTCTAGATACTTTTCATGACCTACATCTGAAAGAACTTGAAAAATGTAGAAGTATGGGTATGCTAACGTGGGAAGTTAATTTATGGGCTGCTATTGAACATGCTAATCCTGAATTATTTCATTGGTATAAGGCAGACCATAATGATACTATTATCCCAACATCGCGAAAGTTGTTATCAGGAGATAGAAAACTTATTTATTTAACAATGATCAAAAATGAGTCAGCGATCATTCGTCGATCGATTGATGCTGCAATTTCTACATGTGACGCAATCTGTATATGTGATACTGGCTCTACTGATAATACGGTGGAAATCGTTGAAGAATATTTCAAGGGACTCACAATTCCATGTAAATTATACAAGCATACATGGAAAAATTTTGGACATAATAGAACTCTGAGCTTCAATGCGGTTGTTAATTTCTGCGAACAACTCGGTTGGCATCCAAATATTACGTATGCCCTGTTACTTGATGCTGATATGCGAATTGAGTTTAGTCCTACATTTAATAAGAATATATTATCAGGTCCAGGATATGCAATAATACAGAAGGCGCCGAATATGGAATATTATAATACTCGCTTAATCCAAATTGGATTTCCATGGAAATGTACTGGTGTAACCCATGAATACTGGGATGGACATCCATGCGATTTATTACCATCAGAACTATTATTTATTCATGACATTGGAGATGGCGGCTGTAAGGCCGATAAGTTTGAGCGTGACGTAAGGCTACTTGAGGAGGGATTGAAGGATGAGCCAAATAATGAACGTTATTTATTCTATCTTGCTCAAAGTTATAAGGATAGTGGGCGTATTGATGATTCTATTAAAATGTATAAAAAGCGAATTGAGGCTGGAGGTTGGTATGAGGAAGTTTGGTATAGTATGTATACACTAATGAAACTCTATGAAGGAAAGGGTGATTTTGCGCGAATGGAGATGTGGGGATTGAAGGCGTATGAATACCGTCCTCAACGATCCGAGAATATTCATTATCTTCTTCGCTTTTTTCGTAATAAAAGGCAATATCACAAGGCTTGGCATTATTGGGAGATGGGCTCAGGTATCAAGAAGCCTGCTGACGTATTATTTATTGAATCTGATGTATACAACCATTCATTTGATTATGAAAGGCAAATTATACATAATTACGTATTTCCTGATAATAGAAAGGAATCAATACAATTAGCTATAGACTACTATAATAAATATAATGACTATTCATCGTATCATAATTTGAAATGGGTTGTACAAAAAATCCCTATCATAGTTCATGACATTGGATTTCAACAAATAGGTGATTTTTTACCAACTAGCACAAGTTTTTGTAAAAGAGATGATGGGAAATATATTGTAAATGTACGATATGTAAATTATCGTATACAGGCGGATGGAAGTTATCTGATGTATGAGAACGGCAATCTAAGTCGTGATAATGCCGTTCGCACTGAAAATTATAGTTGTCTAATGAATTCTAAGTTTAGTATAATCTCACCCCTTCAGAAAATGGTAATACATGATTCGCCGGTTAGACCCACGCATATTAAAGGTCTTGAGGATGTTCGTTTGTTTATGCGTGATGGTGAAGTATGTTATATCGCATCAACTCTAGAATATTCGTATACTGGAAAAATACGACAGCATATGGGAAAATATTCTATTAAAGATTCCTCTTTTATTGAAAATAAATCACTAATTCCTCCAACTGATACAGAATGCGAGAAGAACTGGATTTCGTATAAGGATAAGTTTATTTATAAATGGCACCCCTTTCAGATTGGTGAAATTAAAGATAAGACGTTGGTTATTGAATCTTCACAAGAAACGCCAGTGTTTTTTTCTCATATGCGTGGTTCTTCTAATTTAATTGATGATGGAACATATACATGGGGTATAACACATTGTGTAATTTATGAACAGCCTAGAAAGTATTATCATATGCTTATAAAAATAGATTCCTCCAGTAATAAATTAATAGGATATACACAACCATTTTTCTTTATGAATAATGCTATTGAATACTGTATTGGGTTTGATAAAATAGATTCAAAAATTTATGCATTTGTTTCTCAAAATGACTCAAACCCCGTCTTGGTTGAATTTAATGATTATGAACTAGTCTGGAAGTATCTTTCCGACAATAGGTAGGATGGTTCTACATAACCTTGGTATCCCAAAATTTGTAATTCCGTATGTTCCATTAATAATTTTATTTGCGATAATACTTTTTGGTATTTATGTCATTAATAATACATCACCCAGTTCAATTGAGCCGTTTTTTGCTAAAAAGAAAAAGAAGGCCGGCAAGAAGTCTGCAAAGGGCAAGAAGGGAACTAAGTCTAAGAAGGGTAAGAAGGGAACTAAGTCTAAGAAGGGTAAGAAGGGAACTAAATCTAAGAAGGGTAAGAAGGGTAAAAAGAGCGCAAAGGGAAAGAAAGGAAAGAAAGGAAAGAAGGCTGGAGCTGCTGATAGTTCTGATGCGGAGGATGGAGCCCCTGAGAGTCCTGATGCTGAGGCTGGTGCTGGAGCTATGGATATGACTGGCGCTGGTGTTGGGGGTATGGAACTGGCTGTTGCTAATGAGGCTTCAGAAAATGAACCAGTTGGGGATTCAGGCGAGGATTCAGGCGAGGATTCAGGCGAGGATTCAGGCGAGGATTCAGGCGAGGAAGCGGCCGAGGAAGAAGATGAAGAATCAGGTGAGGAATCAGAAGAGGCACCAGAAGAAGACTCCGAATCATTTCAAGATATTCTACGCGGCGTAGATGTAATAGGCACAAACACAAAAAGCATATTACCAGATATAATAAAAGATTCACCAGAATATATGAATAGTATAAATACCTCATACAAGGTCGGTCCTCGTGATATGAATAATAAGGATATTCTTAAGAGAAGTCAGCCTGTTGAGGTTGGAAAAAATAAAACTTTAACTCCAGGTCTAAGCCAAAGCTATTGGTTTACTAACCATAAGATACGGGTGTAAAAATACTTAAACAACCTTATACAACTATATATAGACCGTGATGAGTGAACTTGCTATTGGCATTGATCTCGGAACAACGTATAGTTGTGTTGGCGTTTGGCAGAATGATCGTGTAGAGATCATCGCAAACGACCAGGGAAACCGCACGACTCCTTCCTACGTATCCTTCACGGATGAGGAGCGCCTTGTTGGTGATTCTGCGAAGCAGGGGGCCTCTGCCAATCCTAAGAATACGGTTTTTGATGCGAAGCGCCTTATCGGTCGCCGTCTAACCGATTCAACTGTCGTATCTGACCGTAAACTCTGGCCATTCACTGTAGTTGATGGTGGCGAGGGAAAGCCAAAGATTGAGGTTGTGTATAAGGGTGAGACTAAGCAGTTTCTTCCTGAGGAGATTTCTGCGATGGTTCTTGGAAAGATGAAGAGCACTGCTGAGGGATTTCTTGGCTCATCTGTAAAGAACGCTGTTATCACAGTTCCTGCCTACTTCAATGATGCTCAGCGCCAGGCAACAAAGGATGCTGGTGCGATTGCGGGTCTGAATGTGCTTCGTATTATTAACGAGCCAACGGCTGCTGCGATTGCGTATGGCCTTGATCGTCTCGGTTCAAAGTCTCAGAACGTATTGATTTTTGATTGTGGTGGTGGAACGCACGATCTTTCACTTCTTACAATTGATGAGGGTGTTTTTGAGGTTCTTGCGACGGCAGGAGATACTCATCTTGGAGGGGAAGATTTTGATAACGCTCTAGTGGAATATTGTTCCGCAGAGTTTGAGAAAAAGACAAAGACCCCACTAAAGGGCAATGCTCGCGCTCTACGCCGCCTTCGCACGGTTGTTGAGCGCGCGAAGCGCACACTATCATCATCAACACAGGCTGCTGTGGAAGTTGATAGCCTTGCAGAAGGACATGATTTTAATCTAACTCTGACTCGCGCAAAGTTTGAGCAGCTTTGTGAGCCCCTATTCAAGCGCACGACGGCGCCGCTTGACCAGCTTCTTCGTGATGCGAAACTAACGAAGGAGGAAGTTCACGAGATTGTAATGGTTGGTGGAAGCACGCGTGTTCCTCGTATTCGCCAGCTTGTCAGTGAGTATTTCGGTGGAAAGAAGCTCAATGACAGTGTAAATCCTGATGAGGCTGTTGCCTATGGTGCGGCTGTTCAGGGCCATATTCTCACTGGTGGAAATAAGCCAGGTGACCGCACCTCAGAAATGATTCTTCTAGATGTTGCGCCACTCAGCCTTGGCCTTGAGACGGCCGGTGGTGTGATGACGGCGGTAATCAAGCGCAATTCAACGATTCCTAAGAAGGCTACGCAGACCTTTAGCACGTATGCTGATAATCAGCCTGGCGTTAGCATCCAGATTTTTGAGGGTGAACGCGCGCTAACGAAGGATAATAATCTTCTCGGCAAGTTCCAGCTTGAAGGCCTTCCTCCAATGCCTCGCGGAGTTCCTCAGATTGAGGTCACATTTGATGTAGATGCTAATGGTATTCTCAACGTTAGCGCGGCGGAAAAGAGCACGGGTAAGAGTAATAAAATTACGATTACCAATGATAAGGCTCGTCTATCCAAGGACGAGGTTGAGCGCCTAGTAGCCGAGGCCGAGAAGTATGCTGAGGAGGATAAGAAGCATATGGAGAAAGTTGAGGCGCGCAATGGCCTTGAGTCCTACCTTTACAATATTCGCAACACACTGAATGAGGATAAGGTTAAAGATGCGTTATCAGCGGATGACCTTGCCGCTGCGAATGCGACAGTTGAGGATGGTCTCAAGTGGCTTTCAGATAATGAGGCGGCCGGCACGGATTATTTTAAGGAGAAGATGAAGACTTGTGAACAGACCCTTGGACCAATTATGAAGAAACTTGGCGGTGGCAGAGCTCCAGATGAGTCGGCCCCATCAAAGGAACCGATTATTGAGGAGGTGGATTAATTATAAGGACATTGTTGTATCTTCATGTGTTTCCTGAATCATTTTATAACCATATTTACATAAATATTCTACTAAATCTATGTATTTTTTACCTCTTATATGAGTATTATCCATATGTTTATTTTCAAATGTTATTTTTTTAGGTTTTAGCTTTTCTAAATCTAAATCCATTAAAATATCATAATCATGACCTTCTGTATCAATTATTAAATAGTCAATTTCTTTGATGCTGTAGATTTTAATTAATGAATTTAAGGTAAGGCAAGGGACCTTTATTTTATCAATAATAAGATTATCAAGATTATGATTGTGAATATGGTCCTTATTCGCAGATGATAATCCAATTACCCATTCAGGAAAATTTTCAAAATTATTATTTGATGAAGGAACATATAATTCTAGGGTGTCATTTTTATTTGAAATAGCAATATTTAAAAGGATAATATAGTTATTATCATGTCGCTCCTTATAATTAGCCACTAATTTTTCAAAAAAGTAAGGAACAGGTTCAATTAAAATAATATTTTTATTTATCATTTCCTTATAAAATATCATATCACTATTGGTATTTCCTATATTAGATCCTATTTGTAAAAAATCAACCATTTCCATTTTCTTTTGAACATACTCGTCTGTCATTTTCTTTATATAAGCTCTATCTATATATTATTTAAGTAGATATATGCCATAAGGAAAAATCTGCCCGAGTAGGATTTGGCAATCAAAGGAACCGATTATTGAGGAGGTTGATTAATATACTTTCCCCAAGACATCCCTCTTCCATTCATGTAGTCACGTGAAAATATTTGTTTGACTAAACCACTATTAATTCCTTCTGTCCATGCGGCAGTCGGCCCCTTATTGTAAAATTTCATCCAGTCATATGATGTAAAAATTGTGTCATCAATTGCTACAATCGTATTATTATCTGCTAATACGCGACAATTATCTAAATCGGCCTTTGCTATGTGATAATCATGTCCGCCATCAATAAAAATAAAATCAAATTTCATATTTGGATTTTCTTGACTATATTTAGGAACAGTTTGCGTACTATCTCCTAAAATAAGTGTATGACGTCCAGGAAATTTTTTATCAATATATTCTTTCCCAACTGAAACACTATGATAAACTCCTAAATCAAAACTAACCACAGTTACTTCTGAATTTAGATTTAAGAATACTTCAGAAGAATGTCCTGCATTGAATCCTATTTCCATTATTTTTTTTGCTCCCTTAGCCAGTAATGTTAAATCCTTAATCTGCCATGGAAGTTGCTGAGAAAACCCTTCATTAATTGTTACATTCTTTTCTTTTATATAACTAGTAAGGTCCATATATATTTCATGTTCACATAGTCATTAAGCCCTATATTTTTCTAATAAATATTTACCATACGGAAATACTTGCCTGAGCGCGATTTGCTGAATTGGATCCATAATGGTATAGACTTCAGTCTGTAACCAGGTTGCTATTTCCTTATTTTTCTTCAGGCAGGCATGTAAATAAATCTTTTGAAACAGGGTCGGCCAGTCATAATTGTATTCAAAGAGTGTATGTACATACATTTTGAGTTCTTCTAAATTATTCATATTAATGTAATTCTTACAAATATGAATAGTTGTTTCCATATTATATTTATCTTCTAGAGCGAGACTTTTTGCGGCGAAGAGTTTTTCTTTTACCGCCGCCATCGCGTATTTTGCCATAGTGTATAACCAAAAGACCCTTCCAGGCACCTAGGCGTGCCTCCCTTTCGGGAGTTAGACCTGGCTGTTCCATAATATAGACAATTGTTGATATAAGTTGTTCAATATCCCTAACCGAAGCATCGGCTCTAACCGCATCAATATCAAATGCAAAAAGACCATCTGCTAGGACATTGGGATCCATTCTCTACTAATGGCGATTCTTTCTAGATTTGCGTCTACCACCAGCCGCTGGGGCTGGTGAAATTCTTCCATTATTTTGTCTATTAATTGTCATTTGTAAAAGGGCGCGAATGGCCTCAAGGCGCGCCGCCCGTTCCTGTGTTAAAAATAACCGATTAATTACTCCAATCGCTTGGTATAATTCAAAACTACTGGCATTATTTATATCATCCGGGTTTAATCTATTGAATATCATATCTGCTATTTGATTGACATCCATCCTATTAGAAGTTCTAGTTTTTACGAGACTTGCGGCTCTTGCGGCTCTTGCGGCTCTTGCGGCTCTTTCTATGTTTCACAGTATGAGGGGGGCTGGCAAACTGAGTAAAATAATTACTCGTGCGTTTATTCTCAGCTGGTGTATTGAATGGTGATGGCATTTCCTTTATACTAGTGTAGTGTAAATAAATATAGGAGCTGATCTAAGTCTCCTTTTATTTCATCACGAATATTCACTAGGTCTGTATCATGAGATGAAAGCCCTTTTACCAATCCAGTTGTAAGATAACTAATACATTGTTTTACAAACCTTACAATTGAGGCCTCAGATAGATTCTGTAGTTTAATTGTGTTGCTTCGGGAAGTTAATTTAGGACGTCCATACTTTCCCATGTAAACTTCAACATATTTATCTATATTTTCATCTAATTCCTTAATTACATCATCGGTAGCCTTATGCCGACTATATACCTTAGTTTGCCAGTGATAGAGCTTAATTTGTTCTCTCATATTCATAAAAAAATTTACATTGTCACCACTCATTATACTCTATCTACTCCTTTAGATTTTTAGGACGCTGAATAACCTTCCGTCGGCCAGTTACGGGAGCCGCAGAAGCTGGACCGCCACTTGTAAGAGATGACCACTGTTCGCACCAGTTCGTGAACATTGTTCCACATGAAATCATTGCCTGACGAAGAGCATCGCGCGCCGTCTTCTCCTCGCCATCCTCGCAACCGATGCGAATTACCATCTCATCACGTAATGGATGGGGAACATCATATCCTGCGAATGTGATTTCACCTTTTCCAACAAGATTCTCATCCAGCCAGGACTGAATACAGTTTCCTAGAGTGTGGTCCTGGCGCTGAAAGATGAAATCCCAGCCGCGAATACGGCCATCTGCTGCGTTAATAACAACATCATCTGGGAGATTATCACTGGAATAGCGTTTACACATCGTCGCGCCATTCGTACACGCCTGCTCAATGATATATTCAGGACTTAGAACTCCAGCCGTTTCAATCGTAAAGTCAAAGCTGTAAGGTTCGCCATCCTCTTTTTTGAGATAACAGCGATTGATTTCAAGGGTCTGAAACTCCTTCCATAATGATGCGTGTTTTTCAGGCTCCTTCTCTTTAAGTCCAAGAGGGTCCGAAATCTTCTTTGAACGGTCCAGCCATTCATTAAATACGGCGTCCTGGCGCTCTGGCGTCTTATCCAAGGTATAAGAGTATGCGCACTGAGCCGTAGGAATCCAACGAGCATTATCACGGCCAGTTCCAACCGTCGCCTTAGCCGTGAAACAGACTTCCTCTGGTTTTCCACCAGGAAGAAGGGGTTTTAGAACAGCAAGAAGGCAGGTTTCACGAGTTAGAGAATGCGGTTTGAAGAAACGACTAGCTGGAACCGCCACCATCGCATCACCCGTCTTTTCTTTAACTACAATGTCTGAGGCAGTTACATCTCGGGTAGTATTAGTTTCATTTGTAACATTTAGCGAGAATTCATACTTGTCCGCATCCCAGGTATGTGGTGATTCCTCATGAAAGGGAAGAAGGCCAATCCGATGCGCCAACATCTCATTTGTCATTGGAGTTGAATTTGCTACTACTTTAACATCTGTGGTGCTTCCATCGTCCCGAATATCTGAATTAAAACCGACCATCTTCACACTGGTCATACATAGACGACGAAGTGTATTTGCGTAGGCAACATGAGTCGGCGCAAGCTGAAACATAAGAGTATTTAGCCGCGACTTGTCAAGGTTATTGAATACGGAAGCCATTCTTACCTACTATTATTATTTTGATTCGTCAATTTTTAGGCAGTGGTGCGCCTATTGTCTTGTCTGTAAAATAGTCTAAAAGAATATGAGTGCTTCCGGAGAACCCCAGCACGTATGTTTTTATAGTAATAAATGTCGCTGGTCTGAAGGATTTATTAAAGCAATCTCTCAAACACCGTATAAGCATGAAGTACGGTTTATATGTGTTGACCCCAAGGCAGATGGTTCTCGTATAAAACTACCCGCATGGCTCAAGAAGGTTCCAACCCTTGTCGTAAAAGGTGAAGATGAACCCCGCACAGATGGAAATGTTATGAATTGGCTTTCTGAAAGACAGGTTATGTCTAAGGGTCCATCTTCCGAAGCCGCTGAACCAGAGCCATGGGTTGGTGGAGAAATGGGAGGTTCCTATACAAAGGGATTCAGTTTCATAGCTGGCGGCGATTTAAATGAGGCTCCAGAAGGAAATTTTTCATTTCTAAATGGGGCATCAGCAGTTTCAACTAAAACCGCCTCAGATATTCCCGGTGGAGGCCTTGGGGCCCGTGGTCAACAACAAAAGTCAAAGAAAGAAGATCTTTTTGATAAGCAAATGGAATCGTATATGCAACAACGCGGCTCTGGAATGCCCCCACCAGTAATGCGTAGTTAATCCGAATATATAACCGGCGTATTCTATAAAAAAGTATGGAGTCTATCACCGAGCTATTTTCCGGACTATCTGAAACTCTTAAAACTAATATTGTCCCGATTGCTATTGTTTTAGGTGTAATTCTTCTTGTAGTAGGTTGGATGTTTTATAACTCAAAAGTAACATCAGTTAAGGAAGATTATACGGAGGCGGCCGCGCCCGATTCGGTTGAGGAAGAGGAGGCAGAGGCTGATGATGGGGGTGAGAATGAACAAAGGGTGGAAGAATCTCCGACCGAATAAAATATAATTTATATATTAGAAGAGAAATGGCCAAGAAAATGAGCATGATGTCCGTTGTTTTAGCTATGGTAGTTGTTCTTGCCCTAGTATATTTTTTCAGACCCCAGACCTTTAACTTCCTAAAGCAGGGCTTTACAGATGAGGGCTTTGTTGAATGCCCAGCAGGTATGAAAGATGACGGCGACGGAAACTGTGTTGAGGGATTTTTTGCGTGCGGACCTGGTGAGAAGGAAGATAGTGATGGAAACTGTGTTCCTGTTGAGGGATTTTTTGGATGCACAAATGGTGTAGATGATGATACTGGGGAAGCATGTTAATTCATAAAAAGAATAATAGCATCTTTTAGTTTCAGTAGTTTATGCGACTGTGAAAGTGATAAAATTTGGCCTAAACAATTCACATATACTATATATAGTTGTATTTATATACAGTATGTCATCACCTCTTACAGCCTTCTGTAATATGCTTGTTCGGTTCTTTGAGGAACTCCGCGACACATTTCCGGAGGAAAAGGAGATTAAGGCAGCCCTAGAAACTATTCAGGGAGCCAAGCGCATCAATCCACGCCTAATTGCCGATATGTTTTATGAAAACGTAACCAAGGATCTCAAGGAGGCTATCGCTAAGGAGGATGTACAACAGATTGTTCAGTATGGTCGTCTGAAAATCAATAGTCAGTATAATGAGATTTCACCCGCCCTTTCTATCTTTGATAAGCATTGGGAGGGTCTTTCAGAGGCGAATCGCACTGTGATTTGGAAGTATCTCAAGGTTCTTATTTCACTCAGTGAGAAATCTGTTTCTGTTCGCGTATAATTAGAATGAAGAAGAGTGTGTTCTGGACTAATCTAAGTGAAGCTATTTTAAGAAGTATAGGCACGTTAGGTCCTGTTTTTATAGCACAGGTTCTTCTTATTGGCCTCATAAGTTATAGGCTTATAAAGAGTTCTGAGCTAACTGAGCCCGATAAGAAAAAAATGTCATATGTTGAATTGGTCCTTTCATTTGCAGCCAGTTTTTTATTCATATTTATTTATGTAGTATTTGGTATATTAGGTGGTATAAAAATTCTTTCATTCGGCACTCCTAGAGATATATTTTTTGGATTGCGAACGATTTTTATAAGTTTAATATTATTAATATTTTTAACACCATTTGGATTAACAACGTTAAGAGTTGCTCTACAGGATAAATTAACAGAACAGCAAAAGATTGTATTATCTGGACTTACAGTTCCTTTAACAGTTGCCATATGTTGGTATGGATTATTATTCACTACTGGTTATCATTAAACATCACCTGCGTAAAGACTTTGTTCTCGTCTTATCAAGAATAGAACAGAGACATGTCCAACCCTTTCACGGACATTTTTCAGAAAAAATACAACGAGTTCGCGATGGACCTCAAGGCAACAATACCTGAGATGACCCCTGCGATTGACAGGGCCTATCGTCTAACAAATGCCGACCGTCTCAGTCAATTTATGGAAGTTGTTCTTCCTGGCTGTAAGCCTGATAGAGATGCTACTCAAACACCCGGTTATGTTCTGCCCGAAGTGAAGCTTTCTCAAGACCTTTGGTCCTCACTCAGTGACAAGAGTCAGGCCGCCATCCAGGAATATATGAGAATCCTATCTTTCTGCTGCCTCTACGAGTCATCCAAGGGAGCGGACGGTGTTCCACCTAAGATGGCCGAGTGGACCGAGAGTTTTCTTGGGATGTGGAAGGATAAGCTGAGCGGAATGGACTTTGACAATATGTCCAAGAAACTCGCAGATATGATGGCGAATATGGGACCATCAGCCTTTCCTAAGTTACCCGAACGCCTTCTAAAGGGTCATCTTGCCAAGCTTGCTGAGGAACTCATTAAGGAATTTAAGCCCGAGGATTTTGGTCTAACTGCCGAAGAACTAGCCGCCTGTGATACGCATCCTGCCCGTGCCTTTGAACTTCTAACTGAGGTCTACACAAAGAAGCCCCATCTTCTACAGAACTCAATTGAGCGCATTGCGAAGCGCCTTCAGGATAAGATTAGACGTGGTGAACTTCGCCCCGAACAAATAGCTGCCGAGGCTGAAGAATTAATGAAGGACTTTAGTGAGAATGATGCTTTTTCAGAGCTGATGAAGAATTTCAAGGGTGCCTTCGGAATGCAGGACCCTGAGGTCGCGCGCCGTGCTGGTCGTCCAGAGGAGGCTCGCCTCAATCTTGTAAAAGAGCGCCTTCGTGCGAAGTTAGAGGCAAAACGCAATAGTAAGAAATAAACTTATTAATAGAGAGGCATATGCCAGAAGATTGTCCATGTGAAAAACTTTGGACTCAAGATCCAACAGTATTATTAAAAACCAATCTTCTTGTTGAAGATACATGTGAGAGTAATAACCTAAATGCTTTTTCACGCTCTGTTATACTTGGCCTTGTTCTTTCAGGCCTCTTATCACCATTCTTAGGTCTTGGTGGCCTAGGAATTGTTATATTAATCCTACTTTTCCTATATCACAGATGGCTCTTTGCTACGGTTTTAAAACCTCAGAAAACAGTTCTTAAGAACAGAAAGGAAGGATTTGAACCCAGTATAGTTACGAGCCCAGGAGCGACTATGGTAACCCGACCCACTGCACGCAATCCCTTTATGAATGTTCTTTTGGATGAATTAACTTATAATCCTAGTAGACCGGGCGCGGAGTCTATTATACATCCTCTTAATAATATTATTCTAGATGACTACTTCCGTGTTCAGTGGAATAGTGACCCCACTGATGTTTTTGGTCGTTCACAAGGACAGCGTCAATTCTATACGACACCAAGTACCAGTATTCCAAATGATGTGGGTTCTTACATGAACTGGCTATACTTAATTCCTGGCAAAACATGCAAGGAAGGTGGTCGTGATGCCTGTATTCCTGGGACACAGGGTGCGGCAATTCCTTCTCTTTCGGCGCCAAACTAAAAATTTTATATAATTAGAAATGAATAATAATAATCCGTTTCCAAAGGTTAGTTCAATATCTCAAAGAACTATTTCTAGAATTATTATTTTAGTAGGTATCTTATTTTTAGGACTTATAATATTTGGAATAATAATGGGAATATCTCCCAAGGTATTAAAAAGTAATTTTAAAGGCTCAACTGATAAAAATTCTGAAAATATATATGATTCATATCTTTCTTGAGAGTTAATTCAAAAGATTCTGTGTTTGTAAGACCCGCTTCTTACCACATTTGAATTTCTTCAGTGTCCGACCTCTTGATTGTATAACGGATTTAACACAGATTGCAATAGCCGCAGATTCTTTTGAGCCCTTTATTGGTTTTATATATGAACTCACTTGTTTAATGCAGCGACAGAATTTTTTAGAAAGATTCTTTCGTGTATATCCGCCTGCCATTCTAATACTAAATTGTTTTATCTGTTCAGAGAGATGGAAATCAATCGTCTAACAAATGTTCGTGATGATTTATGTGCTGTTCAACAATACTATCAGCAATCTACTGGTCCCGGGTCCTATGTAACAAAGAACCTTGTTCCCGATGCTCGCAAGGTAAATCCCCTTGCCGTTGAAAGTTTCATGATGTTTCCCCGTGAGGGCTATGGCTTCAATAACCAGAGCATCAATGCCGATAGTATTCTTAAGAATCAGCCCGGCTTCCTAAGTAAGCGCTGTAGCACTCGTGCCCAGGCCCGCCCCTTCCTTGGAGTTCCTTATATGGGTGGAGGACGTGGAAATGCTGAAGTAGAAACGCTCCTTCAGCATGCTGAAAACAGTCGTATGGGCAAGGCGTGCGACACGGTTACAGAGACATTCTTTGAAGGCCAATTCACCCCTCTTGTTCCTTCACTGGCCAAGAGTATCCAGGATCCTAAGAACATTGTTCCCGAGGTGGCGGCTCCTGGTTGGATGCGTGGCGGTCTCCCAAGTCGCGAATATATTCGCAATGTCAATTGCTAAATGCCATATAATAATACATATTCTACTAGATAAATCGTTTATCTAGTAGAATGGCTCAATATGCTGGTGCCCTATTGGCACAGGAAGCATTAAATGATCTTAGTGAACAAATGACACTTCAACCATCATGGGTTCGTGAGGACAATATATCCACATATGAACTGAATATTCCAAATCGCCTTGTTAGACAGAATTATTCTGGGAATGAAAATCGTCTTGCTAGTCCCGTTGAAAAGCGCCATACACTTGGCATTATAGCCGGTAATGATGTTAGTAGAGTCGTGGCGAATCCTCAGGATGTTGAGAGTGACTTACGCAATCTAACACGGCCCTTAACAGATTTTCCCGGCCGTCAATATAAACCCCTTCTTGAGGGTCAAAGGTCAATTGTTATAAATAATCGTAAGACAAATTTAGTCATTGATGTTCGTCCTGTCCATCTTCCTGAATATCAGATGTGGGGTTATGCTCCTGTATATGCCCCCCTTCCTCTTGTTAAGGAAACCTGTGGTCGCCCTGAAAAGTATTAAGGCCAAATAGATATGGCAGCAGGCCCTCCTCCAATTGTAGTAGATATGAATACTATAATTGGATTTTCTGATGTCACGCTTGCCGATGCTAGACGGCTATTAATGTTTTTTGATTTAAGTTCTGCCAGAAATATTCAGGCAAATACAACCGGTAAGTTGAGAGAAATACATGCTGTTTTTGGTCATCTTGGACAACTTATTGAAGGCCTGGGAGCTATAAAAAAACAATTAAGAATGGCCTCTTTAGCCAATGATAATTTTGCCCTTTTTCTTGACCAGTGTGATAATAAAATAGCTGAATTACGCGCGATTAGACAAAGAGTAGAAGAGTTGCTAGCAGATTCTACTCCATTACGTTTGGCAGAGCGTATTGCGCAGAATAGGAATAGGTCAGGAGGTCCTCCTGAAGGTGGAAGAAGAAAGACAAGGCGTAAGAAGACATTGCGGAGAAGAAAACTTAGAGTTTTTTAAAGAGGGCATTAAGTTCAGCCATTTCCTTATTTTCCTTGGCTTCTTCTGCAGCATTCGCAGCTTTTAATTTTTGAATTGAATTATTTGGCACTTTCATATTATTATTGCGTGCCGCCCGCTCACTATTCTCTTTTTCTTGAATTTTTCTTCTTCTTTCAGCACGTTCCGCTACAATTCTTTTTCTTGTTTCCTGAGCTTTCTTTGCCGCCGCCCTTCTTTTTTCCAGGATTAATGCGTTTTTTATTCTTTGTTCATCTTGTTCTTTCTTCTCTTTTAGTTTTCTTTCCATCATTTTTAGTTCTGCCTTAGTTCTTCTGGCTGACCTCGCATTTTTAGTAGTGTTTCTACCCTTATTAGCCTTAGGACCATGATTTTTCTTTGTATTATTAATTCCAGCCTTCCCAAATAAGTTAGCTAAATTGTCCATAACTCTAGTAATAATCGCATAATTTATATCGGGAGCTAAGTAGTATGGCAGATTGTTCGCCTCAACAACAATCCTGGACAAGACCCCGCATGGATGCTTTTCATCAACTGGATGACCAGCGTATAACTAGTTTTGCCCTTAGATACTATATAAACCCACCCGAGGCGAATTGCCCTTCAATGTTTCCCGTAGAGCCGACAACACGCATTCAAGGGCAGGGCAACTCATGGCCAGCGGCCCAGTGGCGCACAGATGTTGAAACAGACCTCAAGGGCATCAATCGTTTCGGGAATAGAGTTCGCGCCGAAGAAAAACTTTATAATCCCGATAAGAATAAATTCAATAACACGCCACTAGAACATGCCCAGGATGGAACATTCCCCTTAAACTTCAACAGACTTCACAATCCTCCATGTACACTCCGCTCTAAGGGGTGGAATCGCTGGGATACACTCTTTCACAATCCTCAAGAGACTTTTGAACAACCCTTTGACTGGTTTGTTCCTTCTCGGATGCTTGATAAGGAACGGACGAAGTCAACGCCCCGCTTCACAGCTAAACCGGCCATTCCCGCATATAACTCAATGGCCGATGGTTCCAAGTTTGCTCCCAACAATGTTGAGGGAGCCACGCAAGGTCGGACTTAATCCTTCATATATGCAAGTGAACTTGGTGGTTCCATTTTATGGAACTTATCATTTTTAAATAATGTCTTAATCCATTCAAAAAAATTAGATAATATCTTCATTCTAGACTATACTATAGTCTAAAAAGAATAATGAAAAGCCGAACACACTGTAGATATGGAGGCTGTAGCACTTGCAGGTCTTGTTGGCCTTGGATATGCAGTATCCCGACTAGCTGGAAAGAAAACTCCTGAAGGATTCAAATCTGGCCAAGATGGTTTTGGAATGACATTTAAACCCGGAAGTAAAACCGTGGCTCTAAAATCACCACCAAACTCTGCTCTTGCCTATACCCCTCAGGGAGCCTCCGCTGTTGGAAACTCTTCTGACCTGGACCTCTTTTATTCAACACCCAACGGAAGAACATATCCTTCTGAGCCTTCACCCGGTCCTTATGGAATGCCTGTTGGATATGCTACGCAACAGCCGCCTCTTGCCCCACCTTCTGGAAGACTTCCAGGTCCAAAGCCAATTACGGTTGAAGATTTTACACCCCAGGTTCGTCAGAACCCTGCTGGACTAGAATCAAATCCAGAATATGTTTCTGATGATATTAAGAGTTCTCTTAGTGGCCAAATGATACCTCCTTCTGAATTCAAACACAATAATATGGTCCCCTTTTTTGGAGGTCGTGTAAAGCAAAATATGAGAGCAAACGCCAATAACTCAGTTCTTGATTCATTTACTGGGGCTGGATACACACAGATTGCGAAGAAAGAGGTTGAAACAATGTTTGACCACCAACGCCCTTTCGGCAACCCATTCGGTATGGAAAGTTCAACAGACTTTATTGAAAGTCGTATTAATGCTCCTAGAAGTCGTGCTGGTGAACGGCCCTTTGAACCTACCAAGGTTGCCCCAGGCGTAAATGAAGGTTACGGTATGCTTGGAAAGGGTGGTTTCCAGCAGCTTGAGATTAATGAGATTATGAGACCACGAACGACCGACCAACTTCGCACGGAGGATAAGCCCAAGTTATCATACAAGACACCTGTTGTTCCTGGACAACATTTTATTGGTAGCGCTATGGACAATGCTGGCGAAGTTCGCAAATACCGCCCTGACAAATTTTTCATTGACGAGACAAATTCTCGTGCTGGCGCCGCCGCACCTGTAGGAATCGTAAAGGAATCTGTGCGCTCGGTCCAGGTTCTTCCTCATACATCACGCACAGATACAACAACAGAAGCCTTTGGTCCCGCAGCTGGACAGGATACATATCAGAGTTATGTAGCCGGCTCATATCGCACACCAATGACAAAGCAGTATGGTGGTGCCGGATTTCGTAACGCTGATTCGTCAGCGTATTATACAAATAATCCTGATGCGCCAGAAGCGGACTATGGTCGCAGTAGTTATGAGAACCGTCCAAATGAGCGCACGGCCACAAGTGAGCGCACAATGGGCCTCAACATAGTTCCTGCGGATTCACAACAGGTTACCACGCATTATCTTGATGATGCACGACCAACTCGTCGTGCCGAAATGGAAGATGGTGTAAGCGATTTTGGACCAGCTGGACCAGCTGGAGGTGCCCCCTCAGTCACTGTATGGGATCCAAATGATGTCGCCCGCACGACAGTTAAAGAAACAACTGTAAACTGGAATTATCGTGGTGTAGCGGCGGCGGCGAGCGCACCAAATCGTCTCAAGGTATACGACCCCAAGGATATAGCAAGGCCAACACAGAAGGCGCAGCTCAGTGACCGCGAATATTATGGTGCCGGTGCGAATTCGGCCTGGGGCTATATGAATGAGGATTTTGCCTACAATATGAGAACAAATCCCAACAAGGAGCAGATTGCGAAGGGTCGTAAGCCACTTGCGGGTAATGGAGGACTTGCCATATTTGAGGGCGATCCTGGTCGCCAGACTGCTAAACGACTCGCCAGTGATGATGTAAATGACCGTGTAAATGCTGGAAACCGCTTTGAATCAATGACACCTGGCGTAGGTGATATAGGTCTAGTAAAGCATCGTGTTCCTCTACGCCTGGATGTTGCGGCCGAACGCCTAACACCCGATATAGTTTCCGCGGTAGACAATAACCCACTACAACAAAGTATTCATCGTATTGCTGCCATGGCGGCAACGGCGGCGCGTTAGTATGTCCTTAGAGTAGGATGAATGCCGAACTTTGGCATGCTATGATTCTTTTTTTTCTTAGCATGACAGTCTTATTTATACATAGTTTAATACATAAAAATACACCGATTCATTATATAACAGTCGCTACGAAACCTCATCCCGTATTATCACATATTCAAGATTCATGTCACTCACATGGTGAAGATATAACTGTTCTGGGCCTTGAAGAGGGGCGTGATATAGGTTGGAAGGGTAAGGGTAATTTTGGAATAAAACTTCGCGAACTTCATACCTTCATAAATAATCCTAAACTTAGAGATTCAGATATAATTCTATTTTCCGATGCTTACGACGTGGCAGTTGTAGGTAATCAGAAAGAAATTAAGCGCCGTTTTCTAACTTTTCAGAAGCCTATTGTATTTGGGGCAGAGAAGGCATGTCATCCTGATAAGGACCGCGCGGCTCAGTATGGCATAAGCCTTCCTGGTGTAGAGTTTAAGTACTTAAATAGTGGACTTATAATTGGTCGTGTATGGGCCCTAAGACAATGTATGTCTGAATATAAATACAAGGATGCGGAAGATGACCAACGATTCTGGACAACTCAGTATTTTAAACGGAGAGATTTGATTGAATTGGATCATCATGCGAAATTATTTTTGAACTGTGCCTTTGTGGACCAAAAAGATATTGATTATAATAAAAATACGAAAGTGCTAACATATTCAAAAACTCAGACACACCCATTAATGATACATGCTAACGGAAGTGATAAATCATACTTGTATGATGTTATTGGAAGATGGAGCGAACCTCCAAAGGCATAGGTGCGTATATATTTTACTTGAACCTTCATAATAAGGCTTAAGCAAAAATGAACTTCTAACAATTAATGAAACTGGCCTGGCTAGTTAGTGGACCAAGTGGTTCTGGAAAAAGCACGTGGATTCGCGAACGTGCTATTAAGACAGGCGCACGGTTAATTCGTCATGCGGTGCGAACAGATAGAAGTTTGCGCCAAGGACGTTCCTATCTCTTCAGTCAACATCGTAGTAAGGAGGTGACCTTAATTTGGTTAGAAGGAGCGGATACATTGACCACAGACGCGCAGGCTTTTTTACGCAGAATCTTGGAAACGGCGACATCAAATGTTGAATTTGCCTTAGAGGTTCGCGATGAAGTAACAATTAATCCGCCACTTCTCAGCAGATGTCAACAGATTAGTATGTCAAATATAAGTTTTCGGAAACAGAATGCAATTCAAATACTTGATAAGCGTGGATATGCTGAGCTAAGAAAAATCATTTTAACAACTGACCAAAAAATGAAAATGTGGTCTCCTGGCTTTACTTTAAAAGATGTATGTGCGAATATCTTATTTGCGAAGCAACATGGATATCTTCCCGACAAACTTTTACATGAACTGCTTAAGGCAGCACCGCCTGCTGAACAGATATCAATTTATAAGAAAATGGGTGATGGATTGAACCCATGGGTCTTGCTTACGAAAGTTTGCCTTGGGCGCGTTTTACCATCAAACATTGAAAGTGATTAAGAAATAGAGTATATGGATAGTCATGATTCTGGAGCTTCAGTTTATTCTGAGGCGAAGGGTGAATATACTAAACAGCTAGTAGTGTTTATTGTTCCCACATTTCACAGATTTTTTATGACTTGTCTCACTCAGGCTTCTGAAGAAGAGGCGAATCAAAAACGGCAGCTTTGGAAGTTTCAGGAGTTATTAAGCCAGATACCCGAGTGGAATATTGATAAGGTTCAGAGAGAAATACAGAAATTTATAGCTGATATCCAATGTGATTATCTAGAGGAACTTGTTACGGCGGTTTTTATCGCTCACACAAAGGTCTTAACTGCGATTCGTATTGGAAATAAGAATAAGCGTGTTCAGATTACGATTCCGAAGTTAGATCATTTCCTTCACCGTGCTCTAAGTGAATGTAGCCGCCTTCTTTGGTCTTCTGCCTACCTTTTTCATAATGAATTAAGTCCGATAGAAAAACAGAAGAACCATAGACAAATTGAGGGATTACTCCATGATGGTATAGCACAGGCAATTCGCGGACTACTGCCTGTAAAGAACATCCTAAAGGATTATTTATCTGACCCGACTGAAGGTGATGATAAGGACGAAGCTGATGAAGCTGAGGACAAGGATGATGACAAGGAGGAAGCTAAGGCCGAGATTAAGGAGGAAGTTAAGGAAGAAGTAAAGCCTGAGGTTAAGGAGGATGTTAAGGAGGAGATTAAGCCTGAGGTTAAGGAAGTTGAACTTCCCACGGTTAAGTTATTTGAACTCCCTTCAGAACCCAAGGTTCTTGAAAAACCCGAACTTCCTTCAGAACCCAAGGTTCTTGAAAAACCTGATCTCCCGTCAGAACCTAAGGTTCTTGAAAAACCTGAACCCCCTAAGATTCCTGATGTCCCCGAGATTCCAAAATCGCAGACACTTGTAATTGATACTGAACCAGCGGTAAGATTCACGAATTTTGACCAGGTTATCCAACAAAATGGACCTACAACAAGTATTGGATATGTTGAGAATAATAAGATAGACTCCGATGATTTTGAATTTGTTGATGAATCACATGAGGAACTTAGTGATTATGAAGATCTAACGAGCCATCCGGTTGAACCATTATCAGCAGATGATTTTGAAACTATGTAATGCGTTTAAACATATAAATCAAATTACTATTTTTTGTCAGAACTATGGACCTAGACCTGACAAAAACAAGTTTATGGATAAGTGTTTTAATTGGAGCGTTAATTGTTGCCGCAGCTAGCGCCGGATTTCAGAAGTATTCTGGAGATGATGATTCGCCGATAAAACTAAAAGGAGTGGCGCGCGATGCTATTCTTGGAGGAATATTTGTTGCCATGGCCTGGACTCTTGTTCCAGATTCTATGTCTAGTATTACAGATTCTGTCACAACAACGGTTGTTAGCGCTGCAAATACAGCTACTAGTGTCGCAGCCAAAGCTCCTGAAGTTGATGTTCAGGTTGGCCCTGCCCATTTCTAGAACTAGACTAGCTATAAAATTGACCACCATTCCAGTATATGAAAATACTAGAATGGTTTCGCGAATTATCCCTACTCTTCGTAGCAAGCCTGTTGGAGAACAGGTACGCCTGATTGGTAGCGTACGGATTTATATTGATAATGATAATCTGATTAATCTCCTACAGAATTATGACTACAATAGCAAAAAGAATGATGTCGCATTAGCCTCACAACTTTCATCATTTTCTGGAGTTCCTGGACTAAAGGAGAAAGTCACGGCGTGGTTGAATTCCTAGACAGGAATATTAATCGGTTTACAACCAGCAGGAAGTTCAGAAACTAAGAATCCTTTCATTGCAGGATGTGTTAATTGAAGACGTGGCACAGCATCTTTTACATGGTGTGCTATCTCAATATATAGATCAAATCCTGGAAATTTTTCACTTCCATCCTGTTTCTCTAAAATATTCTCACCATCCTCTGATTTTAGCCAGAGCCAGAGTAAATTAAATAATGGATGGTTGGTTTCGCGAATTTCCCAGCCTTTCTCTTTGGTGATAACATTCCCACCTTCCTTGGCCGCAGGATTGTATGGAAAGAGTCCACGAACAAGGCTACATGATAATCTGCTAAGGTCAAAACTCTTGTTTGGATAAATCTTAGGTTCATCTGGATCTTCTAATGGTCCAAAATTGTATTGTCCAGCCGCATTATTTCCATCCTGATAATCACTACTAATACAGTAAAAATTGTTAAGTGAGAATATTGCACGACCGTAATCTATGATTATAAATATACGTCCATAGGTTGGAATTTTATACATGCGACCTAGTGTATCCTTGTAATAGATAAATTCTTCCTCTGTTTTTTTCCAGAGAATATTATTTGTATGTAAATCATTGTGCGTTAACCGAAGGTCACCCTGAAGTTGACAGAGCGCGGCAATAATCTGAAATATCCAAGCTGTCCATTGAAGTTCATCTTCCACTGAACTAATTGGTGTATTTTCATCATTTAGGAGTTCATCCATAGTTCCCTCACATTTCTCAATATACATTACTACAATTGGCATCTGTGATAATTCTATAAAGATATCATATTCATCGCATAGGGAATTATCGGTTGAATCAGTATTAACACTGCTACACCCCTTCTTTTTATTTAGTATAATGGGTTCAGAACTAACACTCTTATCATCAAGAGTTACCTCTTCAAGCTCTGAATTTTGTATTATTGGCGTTGGCATATTTTCTGATTCTGAGTCTGAGTCTGAATCTGAATCTGAGTCTGAATCTGTTCCTGAACCTGATTCAGAATTTGAATTTGAATCATTATCTGAATCTTCAAGATATTCATCATCTGGTTTCATGATTCCCTTAATCTCATCCAGCGTTAGAATGCGACCAGTAGACCGTTCAACCATATTCAAAACAAATTCTTTGTCCTCAATCGCATTCCAGAACCAAGTTGTAAAACGAATATCCTCTAAATCCTCTTTCAGATCATATTTGTAAACCTCTGCTACTGCACGAAAACATCCGTAAAACTTACAGAAATGTGGAGAATTATACATCCCAGGAAGTTTACTGACAAGCGAACTTCCTAAAACATCAATATAGGCCTGATTCTCAGGATCTAATATTTTCTTACTTTGCGATTTCCAGAGAAATGGCAGTTTAGGTTTTTCCTTGTATTTTAACCACTGAAAAGGATCAATCAGAGGAATTTTTTTCTGATAAACATGAACAGTCTGTTCACCATTATCCGTTTTCACCGTTAACATACCATCATTATTTGAAGACGGGGCCCATTTTAAAAGTGTATGACCTGTATCAATTGTACATGCCTTTCCACGAAGTTTTATAGGTAAAATTGCAGTGAGCATTGAAATAGTATCTTCACATGATTTAAATTCAAGAGTCTCAAAAAATTTCTCACGGGTCTTTCCCACTTCACAAATGTCTAGACCACATCTTACATTGGTAGCAGCTTGCTTAGCCTTTACCATAGTTATTTCTCCCCGGGTATGTTTCTTTAATGTGACCTCTTTTCACGCGTATAAATATGATAGGGAATCAAAAATATGTATGATAGAATATATGTCTGTGAGTGTCAATGCACTTGCTGCCCAGAGTGTAAGACTTCGCAAATTTGACATGAAAATGATTCCTCAGGATGCCGTATGTGTTTTTATTGGTCGCAGACGCACAGGAAAGTCAACCTTAGTTAAAGACTTACTCTTTCACCACCAGAATATTCCTATGGGAACAGTTATAAGTGGAACAGAAGAATCAAACTCTTTCTATGGAAAAATCATTCCGCCAATCTTTATTCATGGAGAATATAATTCTGCTATTCTTGCCAATTTTGTAAAACGCCAGAAGCTTATTACAAGCAAGATTCAACAACAAGAGAATGCTAGAACACCTGGACATCCGGTGCCTAAATCAAATCTTGACCCTCGTTCATTTATGATTCTAGACGATTGCTTATATGATGATTCATGGATTCGCGATATTAATATAAGATACTTGTTTTTGAACGGTCGCCATCAAAAAGTTTTTTTTCTAATAACAATGCAATATCCTCTAGGTATTCCCCCGGTATTAAGAACAAACGTAGATTATGTCTTTATTCTGCGTGAGCCCTATATTTCAAATCGTAAACGCATTTTTGACAACTTCGGCAGTTCCTTCCCCAATTTTGAGTTCTTCTGTCAAATTATGGACCAATGTACAGAAAATTTTGAATGTCTTGTTATTAATAACAACACACGTTCCAATAAAATAGAAGACGCAATTTTCTGGTATAAGGCCGCTATTCAAGGAGACTTCCGAATTGGCGCCCCAGAGTTCTGGAAACATAATGCTACCTTTTATCGCGATCGTGAGGAAGAGGATGTTAATTCTTACGATCCTGGTTCATCCAAACATTTACGCGGACCGTCAATATTAGTTCGCAAGGACTATTAGGAATGAATATTCAACTATGGACATCACTTGCCCTACTATTATTTTCAGTAGCCCTTTCTTTTTTTAGTCTAGGATATGAAAACTTTATTGGTTCTCCCGATGACCAGCGTTGTGGTGTTGATATGCCCGCATGCCCATTTGGTACACATTGTGGAAATGGATATTGTATAAAAGGTAATCCTCCACCTCTTCCACCAGACACAGGCCTTCCAGTATTTCCATAATGTAAAGTAGTATTAGAAAAAGATGTCCCGTGTTGTTGGTCTAGGACTTGTTGGACTCTTTATAGTGTTTTTTAGCGTTCTATTAGTCACGCCTTATGTGAAAATGTTATTTCCCACTGTAAGTGGATTTGGTGATTTCTCATGTAAGGAGGGTGTCAAACCTTGCCAAGAGGGTTATTTCTGCGAACAGAGCACATGCGTCCCAATTCTTCCACGCTTTGACATAAATAATGTAAAACCATTTTGAAAACCTAAGATATTTTTCTATTAGAAAACGTTCTTAGTCCATCTCCTTCTTGGCCATGGCATCACGCTCCATCTTACGCTGAAGGGCAAGGTCAGCTCCCTCAAAAAGGGAACCATGGTCAGCAGTTGGCTCAACGACATTTACTACATCCTTCTTATTAGCACCCTTGGCTGAGGGATTCTTGGAGTAGAACTGCTCTCTGTCTGACTCATTCTGCTTATATGATTTCATTAGGTCATTGAGCTGGTCCTCGGCATATTCGTGTTCAGCCACATCATGGGGCTTGGGGTCCCAGGCGAGCCATTTTCCAACCTGAGCCACAAAGATGTTGTGAACAGGGTCGCTGCGCTGAAGCTTCTTCGCGCGGGCAGTGGCCTCCTCCTGACTGGCATAATTTCCACGGAGTTTTATGCCGCGAATGCTTGTCTGGAAATTGTTCTTAGCATGAAAGTCATCTTCAAGGCGCTTTGACTGGGCATACATAAAGTCATCATAGGACTCCTTGATAGTCGTCTTTGTAATCTCAGAAGCATTTTCCTTAAGGAATCCCTGGTAGGCGTCTAGGATTCCATCAATGCGAATACGGCTCTGACGACAGATGTCTGAGGCACCACTTAGGTCAGACTCCATAAGGCGGGTAGATTCGTCGTCAAGTTTCTTATTAAAATCCATAACCTGTTTGGCAAGGAATTTTTCTAGATTCTTCGTCTTCCATGTGATTTCATAATTCTTAAGAAAAGATTCAAAAAAGAAGAGTTCTTTCCGGTCCAGGACATTCTCGGGGCTTAGAAAACTTAGCAGGCAAAAGCGCTGCCCCGGGATTTCATTGTCCTCATCTAGAAAATCCTCCTTTACTGGCGCTGACATTTCTTCTATTATACTTGTTTCTTGTAACGAGTTCTTTACGCATCCTCCGGACTATATTTTTTTCGCAACTCTGAGTATAGAAGAAATGCAGGGCAGTGTTGGAGATTTCGTCAACCGTGCGCTTAAGTATCTATTAGAAGGCCTTGCCGTTGCCGTCGCCGCTATCTATATCCCCAAGCGCTCACTCCCCCTTGATGAGATTGCGGCGCTTGCCCTTGTTGCCGCCGCCGTCTTTGCTCTTCTTGATGTCCTTGCCCCCTCAGTCGGTGCCACGGCTCGCCAGGGTGCCGGCTTCGGTCTCGGTGCCAATCTTGTCGGATTCCCCATGCGTCGTTAATTTATAGTGTAAATAATTAAATATAGTCCTATTATATTTTTATATTAAGACTAGTATTATATAAATATTTTATTTACTTTTGTCCACTGGAAATCCATAGTCTAACCATCCAGCAACAGGGACACCTTTTACCGGTGATATTCCATAACCATATTTTATTGCGGTTACAGTATATCCTAAAAGTTTTAATAAAACTAAGATTTGACTACTTGTATGGCCGACATAGCAAATTAAAAAAATGTGCTTATTTTTTGGAAGGCGTTTTAGATTTTTTTCGTCTAAAATTGATAACCAAAATATATTTTTGGCACCTTTGATATGCATTAATTTAAAAGATTTTTCATCTCTCAAATCTACAAGAAAATAGTCTTTCTTTTTCATATAATAATTTTTATAAAAATCAAGAGGAGTTATATAATTCCAATCATCCTTGGTATCTATCAAAAAGTTTTTTAATATACCCTCCATTCTAATTACTACTATACATATTTGGTGGTTGGTTATATTTTATACAATTTAGTTTTATATCATACATCAATTAAATTGAACGTATGAACTCCCAAGACATCTCTTCACATATAGACTGCCAGACCTTACTCTGTTGATACAGCTTATCACGATTCTTTAGCAAGGGGAAACTGGCTAAAAAATTATCCAACTCCAATAGCTCACAAAACTTATATAAAACATATGAGTATGATAAGAAATTGCGCCGATTCTTCGGACAATGTTTCTGAAAACTTGGCTGAATTTCCTTAAACATATGGCGTAACTTTTCCTCGGTTTCACGGTCCATGACTGGCGCAATACTTCCATTCAAACGGCTAATAATGTATGGAATATGGTCATAGTGACGATTAAATCTTAGCTTACGAAGAACTTCACGCATCTGCCGATATTTTATATTCTTAAAATCTGTGATTCTCTGTTTTTTAAATTCGGTCATAATTTGGTCAATTATATCCTGAGGAATCTCTGCGCTTCCCTTGGCCTGGAATTGGGCAAGAAGTTCATTAAAGTGATTGATGCGTTTATAGGCATAATATGATGATTCGCGTGGAGGGTCCTTATATGATGGGCGGTCACTATCAATCAGTATAAACTCTGTCATTCCACATTCTGTACAATATAACATTGCCTCATTTTGACTAAACATCATATCCGTTCCACATTCTACACATTCACCAGACATATCATCAAGTTCATTTGTCTTTTTTACATATTCAGGATTCACACGCTGCAAATATTTATCTAATAAAATATCGCGATTTATCGGGTCCTTTGTTTTCTTTTTCTTCAGAGATACTTCTTCGGTAACATCATTATCAATTGAAGCCGCAGTCTCAAGCGCACTCAGAACATCTCCAGGTTTTCTTTTTACCCATTGTTTAGTTGATGTTGTGACTCCCTGTGATATCTTATTCTGTAAGTCATAATATTCAAATAAGATATCACCAGTATCAAGAAGATAATCATATATACGGTCATCCTTTTTTTTCTCGGTATGTTGTTGTTTTAATCGCATGTATTTGTTCTCAAGTTGTCCTCTTATAAGTTCATCTGTAGTATCATTTATTCGTTTCTCTAATTCTGCCATAGTATCCACCATTGATTTAGATTCTTCTTTATCATCATTAATTTTTATAAGATGATGCTGATGAATCATATCCAAGGTTGTGCGGTCTTCAATATTTGAACGTTTAGTTGGTCTTATCTTGAAGACACCTTCACCCCCGGACATTTAGTTCTAGGCTCTAGCCTTATTACTTGTTTAGACCAACATACGAGTTTGCGGTTTTGGTTAAAAATATCATTCCCGGTTGGATTAATTTTCCAAAAAATTATTTTCTAAACCAGGGGTATAGCAAGAGATGACAGGTGGTGGCTTAATGCAACTTGTCGCTTATGGTGCCCAGGACGTTTACCTCACAGGTAACCCCCAGATTACATTCTTCAAGGTAGTCTACCGCCGCCACACGAACTTCGCCATGGAGTCAATTGAGAACCCCTTCAACGGTGCTCCCAACTTCGGCAAGAAGGTCACGTGCACGATCCAGCGCAATGGTGACTTAATTTACCGCATGTATCTTCAGGCCACGCTCCCCTCAGTCGTTCTCCAGACGAGCGACGGCTCAGGTGCCCAGTTCCGCTGGCTCAATTGGCCAGGTCACAATCTTGTTAAGTCCGTTGAGATTGAAATCGGCGGCCAGCGTATTGACAAGCAGTATGGTGACTGGCTCCACGTGTGGAATGAGCTCACGCAGGAGGCTGG